ATGCCCGAGACCCTGACCCTGGCCCAGCTGCACGCCCTTCTCGCCGCCGTCCCCGCCACCGCCCAGGTGCTGGTCGACGTGGACGGCCTGACCTTCGAGATGTTCGACCTGGAGATCCGCGACGGGCGCGCTGTGCTCGCCGTGGACAGTCGCCCCGCCCCGTGGGAGTTCACCGCCGAGGACTTCGCCGACCTGCTGCACAACGAGTTCTACACGACCCCGGCGGTCATGCCGGTGTTTGTGCGTGACCTGCGGGGGCGTGAACTGCCGGTGGGGGAGACCCTGCGCGCCGTCCCCGAGGGCGTGGCGGTGCAGGCCGGTGGACAGCCCATCGAGGCCCCGGCGATGGTGGCCGCCCTGTACAGGACGGCGCGCACCCGCCAGCGCATCGCCCAGCGCTGACCAACCACGCCAAACGGGGGCCTCGCGCCCCCGTTTCTCATGCCGGGCCTGTGCCAGCGGGCGTCCGCGCCTGACCTGGGCACGGCGGCGTGGCCTTTTGGCGTACAGAAGGCACACATCACGTCCGCGGGCACGCAAGCTACAACACCCCCATGACCAAAATCATGCTTCCCACCAACCGGCCCACCGTCCACCTGATCGGCGCCGACAGCAACGCCTTTACCCTCCTGGGCCTGTGCCAGCGGGCCGCCCGCAAGGCCGGGTGGACGCCTGAGGAGATCGCGGCCTTCCGCGACGAAGCCACCGCCGGTGACCACGATCACCTGCTGGCGACCATCATGGAGCACTTCCAGGACGCCTCAGAGGACGACAACGACACGTAAGCCTGGGGTGAATTTTCCGGCGTTCTGCCTCGGAAAATTCGGGCCGGGCAGAACACGAAGCACACATCATCCGCCGCTGAACGCAAGCTACAACACGATCAACAGCAAGGGCGCGCTCCTCGACCAAGATTCGCGCGCCCGCTGCGACCACACCTACCAGGAGCCGATCATGACCAACCCTACCACCAGACCCAGCAACGTCCGCCGCACCTGGCAGCTCGCCTTCGTCGCCCCGCTGCGCCCCGATCAGCAGGTGACCCTGCAAGCCGACTGCCACGGGCACCAGACCGCCTGGATCGACGGCGTGAGCGCCGACTTTGATACCGCCGTGCGCCTGCTGCAAGACGGCCTGCTGTGCGGCACGGTCACCCTGATCAGCGACGAGGTGCCGTTCGCCGGGAAGCGGGCGGCCCACCAGCTGCACCGCCTGCTGGGCGAACTGGGGTTCAAGGATCACTATGGGCTGGCAGCGGAGGCCCTGGGCCGCCCGGTCAGCAGCCTGGCGCACCTGAGCGCGCCGGAACTGGTGCTGGTGCGTTCCTACGCCCACGGGCAGTTCGGGATGGTGGGCTGATGCGCGGGCGGCATCCTGCCCAGCAGGCTTACCTTGACGCCCAGGGGGAGGTGGAACGGCTGGGCCGGGTGGTGGACGAGGCCGCCCGGCCCCTGAACGCCCAGGTCGAGGCCGGGGAGATCAGCGAGGACACCTGGGCGCAGGCCCGGGACGACCTGGACGAGCAGCTGGGTTTGCTGGCGGCCACCCGCAGGCGCGACGAGGCCCGGCGCGCCCTGATCGACTGGGGACTGGCGCAGGTGCGTACCCTATGGCCCACTTATGGCCGCCTGTTTCCCGGTCATTCTCTCGCCACCCTCGAAGCCCTGTTCGCCCGTCCGGAGGCCCAGCGGCGACTCGTGTCCATCATCCTGAAGCTGCAGGACTGGGCGTGACGGGGGCGCAGGAAGGCCAGCAGGGGACTGAGGCGGACGTCCGGCTGGAGGATGACCTGTACCAGTTCGCGCAGGCGGTGCAGGGGCTGTCCCGGGCGCTGGGCGGGAAGTTCGCGGGGGAGGCCGGGGTGCGGGACGCCTGCGCCGAAGTGGACGGGTATGCCGGGCGGCTGGCGTTGCGGCTGCTCGACCGGAAACTCAGGCGTATGGGCCGGTAGGGGAGAGGGGCGGGCGCGTGCTGGACACACTTTGCACACATCACGCGCCCTGGGACGCAAGCTACAACACCCCTATGACGAACACCGATCAGCCCCTTCAAATCCCGCTCGAATTCGACTGCCCTGACTGCGATGGGGAAGGCCACGTGTACGAGGAGGTGGCGGGCGGGTGCTTCAGCGTGGCCTTCGGCAACTGGCTGCCCGACGAACGCAAGGTGTGCTGCGAGCGCTGCGACGGGCGTGGCCGGGTCGACCTCAACGACCTCACCGAAGAGGAGCTGGAGGAGCGGGGCATCGAAATGGACGAGGCCAGCTGAGGGCGGCCAGACGAACAAGGCCCCCGGTGATCACCGGGGGCCTGTGTGTGTTGCGCTGGCTTACAGGTTGCCCTTGAGGGTGGAGGCGGCCTTGAAGGCGACTTTCTTGCCGGCGGGGATGTCGATCTTCTCGCTGGTGCCGGGCCGGACGCCGGTGCGGGCAGCAGTGGCCTTGACGCTCAGGGTGCCCAGACCGGGCAGGCCCACGCTCTGACCGCCCTTAATGGCGCCGACGATGCAGTCCAGCATGGTGCTGACGGCTTCCTCGCTCTGGCGCTTGGTCAGGCCGGTCTTGTCGGCGACCATGTCCACGAGCTGGGTCTTGGCGACCTTGTTGCTGTCCGGGGTGGAGACTTTGCGGGCGGCCTGGGCAGCGGGCTTCACAGCTTTTTTCGTCATGGTTGTAAATTAAACGCGTCCAGCACGCGAGTCAATAGGAATACTGCGCCCAGTGGGATTGTCAGGCTTGCAGGGGGGGTGCTGATCCGACCGTGTAGACCCGCTGGCCCATGATCTGTGCCCTGCCGCTGGCGCCCTCCACCTCCATCAGGCCATGTTCGATCCACAGCAGAGCGAACCTTTCATGGCGCGCTCTGGCCTGGGCTTTCACTTCGTAGCCGCCCTCCTGCTTGACGACTTCGGTGCCGAGGACAGTCAGGTTCGCCACCAGGGCCGCCGCTTCCTCGAACGCCCTTTTGACCCGTGCTGCACTGGGCAATCTGCCGCTGGGCGTCAGGGCCTCGAAGATAAAGGCCAGGTGCAACTTAATGGTTTGAAGAGGTGCTGGAAATGCTGGTGGCGCTGGGGAAGGCGCGCGAGGTGCCAGGACACGAACGCTTCACGCCGTGAAGCCGCCTCACCACCCATGTAGAGAGCAAAGCCTTGTTTGCTCCAAATGCACACATTTTCTGGTGAATGTGATTACTGCCCGATCGCTGCCGAACCTGTCGCGGCTCAAGGTACGCCAGGTTTCGCAAAACGACTGGAACCGCTTTTGGGACACCCTCAAAACCGCATATTGATGTGTTGGAACAGCAATTCGAACCGGCCTAAGGTTGCCGCATCTGGCTTTTTTGTCAGCGATGGTGTGGCAGCGGTGTGGTTGGCCACCAAATAGTGGTTAAATCCTCCCCCCTTGCGCAGCTCAATCTGTTTCTCTTTCAAAAATGCGTTTAGGCTCTCTACGACACGTTCCCGTGGTGGAAGAGCATCTACAGCGACTGGCGTAGTACCTAACTCGGCATTATAAGTCGCATTAAATAGCTTGAGATACAGCGGCAAGGAAATCAGATCCTCCACATCGGTGTTCTCGTATGGCCCATCTTTTTGGTACTTTTTAGGATCGCGGAACATCGCGTAGTGCAGCACCTGCTTGTCACGCAGGATCTTGTCACGCACTAATGATTCGATTCGCGGATCGGGGCGTTTGTCAAAATCATGGAGGACGAGGAATTCCAGCTCGTTGCCATGAAGGAGCGCGATAAATGTAGCGATTTTGTCCAAGCCGCCGACTGGGACGATCGTGATGTCAGATCGGAGGCCTTCTCGTCCCTCCTTTTCCAGGAGTGCACTGAAGTGTTTGAGATAGACCAAGTCGCCGGGGCCTTCGACGAGCAGGTTCTTGGGGCTGATAAAGAGATTCTGAGCGATGCTGTACCCGAGAGCTGCTTGGAGAGGAAACAGCGTGTTGGCATTCGCGCCGCTGACGTTGTCCGTAATGACCGTCCCGACGCCGTCTTTGTCCTCCACAGTACGAACCTGATACAGGCGCTCGCTGTTCACCATGAACGGGGAGTGCGTGGTGTAAAGGATTTGATGCTCCTCCGTTAGGTCGTCGATATAGCGGAGCAAGTCCGCTTGCGCCAAGCCGTGAAGACTCAAGCCTGGCTCATCGAGCAGCAGCACTAGCCGGCGGTCTTCCTTGAGTTGTTCCTTGATGCTGCCAAACCACACCAGGAAGGAAAAGAACCACCGGAATCCCTTGCTCCGTTGATCAAAAGGTAGCGTGGCCCGGTGGCGGGTATTCCGGATGCGGATGTACAAGTTGTCGCCTTGATTAAACGGGGCACTGTCCCTCGGATCGGCACGAATATCGAATTCGACTTCTAAGGACTTGTTTTGTTGCCAATAACGAAAAAGAGTGTCGCTGACCTGGTTAGAGATTGCCTCTAGTCTCGCCTTAATCTCCTCATACCCCTCAGCATTGGTGAGATCCTCTAGGGCAACCCCAGCCATCTTCAACAAGCCAAGCACACTCTGGTGCTCTTCGGTGAGCTTCGAGAGGTCACTGCCCGCAGCGGTGGCCTTCTGGCTCAGATCCTTCAAGTTCGTCTTGTAGGGCAATAAGTAGTAGTCATCAAAGTACAAAAATGCTGGAATGTGGTCTTTCAATTCGTAGTAATAGACATACCATTCTACCCAATTGTTCCAGCCTGACCATCCATCCTTCGGCTTAAATCGCTTGACGATTTCCTCTTTAAAATTTGCTTCTTCTGCGTTCAGATCGGCCGCGTTCAGTAGATCTACAAGTTGTCGAACGCTTGTGGCCTTAGCGACGGCCAGGCGCACTTCAGTGGTTAATTTGGCATCACCAAGAAGACTGGCAACAAACGGCTTCTCGTCTATTGACAATTTAATAACGAGGCCGTTCTTATAGTTGTGAAGGATTGTAAATGATAATTCCGAAATTAAATCAATTCCGAGTTGTTTGTTAACCTGAGTCACTTCATCTTCAGTAAGAGAGTAGGTCAGTTCCGTAGCAACGTCAGGGGTAGTGTCATGACGCTTTTGATACGCATTGAGCTGAGTACGCGGATAGTCCTCAGTAACGTTGTAGCCGCCGGAACCCTCAACAGGACGAGCCTTGTGCAGGGCTTTCAGAAAAGCTGTTTTCCCAGACTCATTTTGACCGACCAGGACGGTGACTTGCTGGTCAATGGCAACAGGGCCACTGGCAGTGATCGACTTGAACTTTGTCACTTTGGCTGACTTTAATAGCATTGAGCCTCCAGAGAAAAGAGAGCAATGGCCTTTGTGAGATTGGTGCGCACCTACAGCATAAAGGAGTGCTCACACCTCGAGGGGGGTTAACTCGGTTGGCTCATACCGGATTCCGGGGAGCTGAGGTGAGGAGTGAGCCCGCGCCCATGAATCCTGTCAGCGGCGAGATCGAGGCCGCCATGAACCGGGCCGGGATTCACCAGGCCGAGCTGGCTCGCCGTCTGGGCACCAGCCGCAGCGCGGTGAGCCGTATGCTGAATCCCTTCTACTGGGGCCACAGTGTCGATCTGCTGCGCCGCGTGGCGGAAGTGCTGGGCGCCGACCTGGAGGTGAAGATCACCGCCAGGGCAAGCTGAGCCCAACGAAAGAAGCCCCCACCCTGCCGCCGTGGCAGAGGTGGGGGCTTAAAACGCGGCCCCAGGCGGCATACTCAGGGCATGGACATCATGGCGACCGTCAGTGACCGCGAAACCGGCGAAGTTCTGGAGCGCCTGGGGCCGTTCGACTCGCCGGGAGCCGCGCGGGTGGCCTGCGGCCTGGCGGCGGGCGTGGTGCTGCAATGGGAGCGCCAGGGCCTGGCCTGGGAGGCCCGCACAGCCGACCGGGTCTATCTGGTGCCGCGCGAAATGCCAGAAGGTTGACTGAGATCTTTCAGTTTTCAAAGAACTTGTCCAGCACGTCTTTTTCCCTCATGTTGAGGTTGTGACGAAAAAGATTGACCGCGCTGGACGCCTCTATGCTGACATGCTCACGGCATGTCAGCGCCGACAACATCAAGACACGCTTGCCGTGGTGCTGTCCTGTTTCCTGGCCGCGCTCGGCTTGACGCGCTTTGACCATGTTGGCTGCAAGTCCCCTGGAGCGATCAGCCGATTCCTGAATCATCAGCAGTGGAACACGAGGCTGCTGATCCGGGCCATGCGAAACCACGCTCTCCGCGCGTTTCAGGCCTCTTTGCGTGGACGCCGTGGGCGTCCACCGGTGATCGAGATCATTGTGGATACGACGTCCATCGCTAAAGAGGGCGAATTTGCTGACCTGGAGGGGTGGATTCACACCCTGAACCGTGTTCGGGGCCTTCATCTGGTCGTGCTCTACGTGTGCTGCGGTGAGCTTCGATTGCCCTGGAGTTTTCGCATCTGGCGCGGCAAAGGACAGCCCAGCCCGAATGACCTGGCGTTGAAACTGGTGCAGCAACTCCCAAAGGAGGTACGAAACCGCACGAGGCAGCTCCATTTTCTTGCGGATTCCGGATTCAGCAGCGTGGCGTTATTGAAGGGGCTGACCCAGCTTGGAATGCCGTTCAGTGTGGGCATGCGAAAGAACCGCCAGACGGTGGAGGGCCAAGCCCTCCACGAGATCACGAGTCAGCAGCGTCGAGTTCATCTGAAAGGTCTGCCTGACCTTGACCTCTGGGTGTACTGGATCTGGCTCCCGGCGAGCAAACAGAATGGACAACGTGAACAACGGTTCGTGATCACGAACCGTCCAAGAGTTCCGCAGGTCGTCAGGCAGTTTGGGCGACGCCGCTGGAAGATCGAGGGCCTGTTCAAAACCTTGAAAAGCCGGTTTGCGCTGGGAAAATTCGGCCAGAAAACGAAGCAGGGCGTGTTGCGCTTCCTGTGTTTGAGCTTCGCAGCGTTTCTGCTCTGTCATCTGGAATTTCTGGACGAAAGGGCGTCAGGCGCCGAACAATTGGCGCCTGACTGGGGGAAACTAGCACAACAGGTCAAACACAGATTGCTTGGCTGGGTTCGCCTGGTCGAGATTGAAGTGGAAAGACAGCAGATTTTAGCCGTACTGGACGAGAAAAGGCGCGATGCCGCTTAAGGTGAAAGATCTCAGTTGAACTTCACCTCTTGACTTTTTTATCAAATCTGATAAATTAGTCATAAGGAGGTACATGAAGTTCAAGGAAATACGCAAGACCTATCAAGAGGCAGGCTGGGAACTGATCAGGCAACGCGGAAGCCACCAGACATGGGCGAAAGGAAGTGAACGAGAAACGATCGCCGGGAAAGACTCAGACGATGTTCCAAAAGGCCTTCTCAAAGCACTCCTGAACAGAATCCAGAAGCCCAAAGACTAAGCCCAGGGGGGCGCAAGCCCCCGCCCTTCCCCCCTTGAACTTCATGACCTCGACAGGTGACCCCTTGAACTACTTTGCCATCTACGAATTTGACGGAACAGCGCACGGCGGCCTCGTCCCACAGCTGAACGTGTCCGCTGTCGGCAAAAACCGCGAACAGGTGCTGGAGCGCCTGCGGCAGGGCATCGCGCTGGCCCTGCATGATCTGGGCGAAGTGCCCCCTAACCAGCACGACCGTCTGCCCGACGATTTGCAGGAATTCGCGGCCGCAGAAACCCTGTTTCTGGAACCCGCTGAGATGAACCCCGTCAGCGTCGAAGTGGAGCGCGCTGTGCAGGCCAGCGGCCTGACCGACAGCGAACTCGCCCGCCGGATGGGCACCAGTCCCGCCGCGGTCGGCCGGATGCAGGATTACTTTTACTGGGGGCACAGCCTGGCCACCCTACGGAAACTGGCGGACGCCCTGGGCATCAAGCTGGAAATCAGCCTGGCCGCCTGACTCAACAAAAAAAAGCCCCCGCCCAGCCGAAGCTGACGCGGGGGCTGCCTGAATCGCCTGAGAAGTCCGATACCCGGCACAAAAAAAGCCCCACCCGCCAGCCGGAGCCGGGGATGGGGCAGGAGCCTGCTCGCTACTTCCCGCCGCGCGGGTAGACCAGGCCGGCACTCGGCGCGGGTGGCAGATCCACCCCTCCCTGGCCGACTTCCACCACCGTGGCCGCTGCAAACGGATTGACGCGAATACGGCGTTTGACATAACTGCTGCCCTGGAAAAACTCACTCCAGCTTTTAAATCCCTCGGTCGGTGCGGGCATGGTCAGTCCTTGGCGATGCACACGCGGTACTGCGCGGCGTCACTCAAGAAGGTGCTGGACAGGCTTGTGGCAGGCAGATACGCGTGATTCGATCCGTCCACGAACCGCGTGACATCCACATTCGGGGGCGCATCGTTCGGCGCGACCAGCATGAACAGGCGCGGAAAACCCGCCATACCGCCTGAAACGCTGAATGGGCCTGCTGGAATGCCCGTCGCACCGTCCATGCGGTTCAGGGTGCTCGGCACAGCATTGGCCCCCGTTTTCATAACTACCCAGTTGGCGGCGTCAATTTCCCCGCCCTGCGCCAGTCGGGTGCGCGTTGAACCGGATGACCAACCGTTAGAACTTGCGCCGAAAGCGACCCCGGAAGCGTTGCTGGAGCATAAAAATGCCGTCAGATCATCCAGAATCGTGTCATCCAACCGGCGTCTGCGCTCTATCGCCCCCAGATACCCCACTGCGCCTGCTGCGCCGGGTAAGGCCACGAGCAGACCGTGCTCATAGGCGGCGACGTACCATTCGGTCGATGAGGTGTTGTTGCCGCCACTGTTGTTTCCTGATCCAGCCTCAATGGTCGAACCTGGACTGCTGAGCACACCTCCCGCCGTTGCGTCCGTCCCGAGCCGGAATTGAACTTTTTGCAGCGTGGCAGAGGTGGCCCACATTGGTTTGATCTCGACACACCAGCGCGTGGCGAAGCCTGACATGGCCGGCATCCGGTAAATCACGAGGCCCGCCGCAGCGCCCGTTGTCGGGGCCTTGCTCCAGGCCGGGTTCGCAGCCGTCCCCGTCCCGATGGCATCCGCGTCGGCGTACACCAGTTCCCACCCAGCCAGGATCAGCACCGTGTGCAGGGTAGTGTAGATGTTTTGCACGGTGCTGGGCTGCCCGTTCGCGTTTCTGAAATTCACGGCCATTATCGATCCTCCACTTTGATGGTCATGGTCACGTCCTGTGTGCTCCCGCTGCGGTTGACCACCGTGCCGTACACGGTGGTCACATTTACGGCTCTCGCCACTCCCGCCACGCTCAGCACCACGGCGCTGGTGCGCCACTGCCCGATCACCGGCACGTTTGGCGCGGTGTCCGGCGCACCTTGCAGGCGGCTCAGGTCGGCGGTACGGTCGGCATCGGTCAGATACAGGCACACGTCCACCGCATGCGAGGCGGTGACCTTCAGCACCTCAGCGGGCGCGTGCGAGTTGGCGAGCTGAAACGATCCGGCCTGGTTGTTCGCCAGGCCGTTCAGGGTCGCGGAGAGGTCGCGGGTGGCGGGCAGCCTGGCCTTGATGACCTGGGCCGCCCGCTCAAACCCTTCTTTGATTCGAGTTTCAAGGCTCATGTTTCGAGCCTCAGATCAGCGCGGCGTCGAAATCTGCCGCGAAATTCCGATCTACGTTGCCGATCTCGGCCTTGCTGTACACGTCGAGGTTGTCCCGCCCCTGTTGGCGTTGCCCCACCGTCAGGGCTTGCGGGGCGTCCACACGCAGGCGGTTGTCCAGGCCGGTGACGAGCGCGGCGATGTCGCTGTCATCGGCAGCCAGCGCGTCCGCGAGTTCCTTCAGCGTATCCAGCGCGGTAGGCGCACCGTTTACCAGGGCAGTGATGGCCGCGCTGATCTGGGCCTCGATCTTCTGGCTGGAGTAGGTGCTGCCGGCGCTGGGCGCGGCGTCGTTGATGCCACTGGCGTTGCCCACAGCGGCTTTCAGTTCGTTCAGGGCGGCCACGAGGCTGCTCTTGTCGGCGGTTTGCAGGTTGGCTTTGTCGCCGGTGACGCCGTACACCTTCTTGAATTCGGTACCCAGACGGGTGATCAGGTCGCGCATTTTCGTTTCGAGGCTCATGGGGTCTCCGTTAGGTCAACTGGTTCTCGAACCAGAGGGCGAGGTCGGTGTCAATGTCTTCGGCCTTGCGGTCTTGCAGGTCATGCAGGCGCGTCAGCACCGTGCCCGCCGGGTAATCCCCACGGGCGGGCAGCGTTTCCTGGCTGGCACTCTGCCCGCGCAGCACGTTCAGCAGCACGGTGCCTTCCAGCGGTGGCTTCTCCACCACCTCCAGCGAGATCGGGCCGGAGGTGTCCAGCAGCGTGACTTTCAGTTCAGGCATGGCGGGTCACGTCTTCCTGCACCTGGATTTTCAGCGTGGGGGTGCTGACGCGCAGACCGCCCCAGGTCAACTCCAGGTCGAGTTTCAGCGTGCCCAGCGGCCAGGTCTGGGTGTCGGTGTAGGGCTTGCTGGCAATCACCAGCGCCTCGCTGGCGCTCACAGGCCGCACGTCCACGTCGAGGTCGGTCAGCAGTTCGTCCGAGCTGGCCCGGCGGGCCTGGGCCGCCGCTGTCAGGCCCGTCAGGCTGTCGCCATCCAGCAGGCGCACCTGGAACACCAGCTCAAACGAATCGCCGCGCTTGAAGGTCAGGGTTTTGGGGGTCAGGGTCACGGCCAACCTCACTGACCGTCCGTGGCAAGGGAATACGTCTTGCCATCAGCCCGCTGGTAGCTGGCCTCCACCACCAGCACGCCCCGCGCGGGCAGGGTGTAGATGCTGCCCGCCGGCACACGGCCCACCGTGCACACCAGCTGCGCGGCTTTCGGCTGGCAGGACGGGTCGTTCACCGCCAGGTTGATGCCACTGAGCGTGATGACGCCGTTCAGCGCGTCGGCCTTCCCGGACGCGAAACTGACGATCTGATGGCCGCTTGACTGTCTCAGCGCGACACTGGCGGCCCAGGGGTCACGCTGCTCGACCGTCGCCGGCGCACAGCCCACCAGCAGCAGGCCCGTCAGCAGCAGCGAGGCCCGCTTCATTGCAGGCCGCCTTTGGGCAGGGTAGGGTCGTTGTTCACGGGTTCGCGCACCACGCCGTTCACCACGTCGCCCAGTTGTGCCCAGGCCCAGTCGAGGTAGTGCTCGGCCTGCTCGGTGAACCACCTGTCGTCGATGTCGGTGGCGTTCAGGCCAGGGACGTGTGCGGTGCTTTTGGCGTACTGCTCTTTCATGTACGCCAGGGCGGCCGCCCGCTTATTCCCGAACACCTGATCCTTGTTCTCGGCCAGCCACGCCAGGGCACGGCGCTCGATCTCAGGAATGGCTTTCAGGGCCAGCAACTTCAACTGGAGTTTGATCATCGTCATGTTCATGAGGAGTCCTGGTCGATGACGAACCCCCGGCTGACCGGGCCGGGGGCGGGAGGGGCGGATTGAGAGCGCAACAAAAGAACCCGCCTGGATCCGCTGGCGAGCCATGCCATTGCGCGGTGGGCCTAACTGGGAATATTCACGGCGCGCTCGAGCACCAGGTCGCCGCTCTGCCGGACGAACACCCGCAGGCCGGGCGAATAGTTGAACGGCCCGCCCGGCTGCGGGTAGGCCAGGCGCAGGGTCGCCACCAGGGCGTCATCCAGAAGGTGGCCGCTGTACCTGGCCGGTTCACCGTCCCACGGGGCCGGCTCGCCACCCCCCAGCGGCACGAGCAGCACCCTGGGCTCATAGGCGTCCTGCACCCGGGGCAGTACCCGGGCGTAGTGGCTGAGCATCAAGTCACAGTGCAGCATCTTCGGGCCGTTCACGGCCCGGCGTGTCCCCCGGATATCCCCCCTGCAGGCCAGCTGGTGGGCGCTGCTCAGGCGAGTCCAGTAGGCGGCCGCGGCCAGCGCGGCCGGGCCGTACTGCTCCAGCAGTTCCGGGTGGCCTTCGAGATCCAGGCCGATCAGTTTCCCGGTGTTCCGGTAGCCACTTCGGCCCGTGGTCTGAATGAACCCGCCACCCCGGTACCGCCAGCCGTCGCCGCTCGCCACGTTGCCGTTGCCGAGTTTCCCGGCGTAGACGATGTTCGCCATGCCCTGCGGGTTGCGCAGGAATTCACTGTTGCTGCGCCCTTTCAGTGCCCTGAAAATGCCGCGCGCCCGGTCGGCGTCGGTGTAGTACATGTTCTCGCGCACCGGCACCAGGTTGGACTCGGTCATCAGGTTCGCCAGCCAGGCAGCCACGCTGCGGGGGTCGGTGATGCCAAATTTGACCGCCGCCTGCTGGAGGGCAGTGGCGGCGGCTTGTGGATTCGGGTGGCGCGGGCTCAGCGCCCGGATGAGTTCAGGGGTGATCATGCGTGTCTTCCTTTCCCAGCAGCCCCAGGCTGGCCAGGCGCGCCTCGGCTTTCCGGGCGCGAATCTCGAATTCCTTGGACTGTTCGCCCACACGCTTCAGGTCGTCCTGCTGCTCGGCAATGACCTGATCCTGCGCCAGCCTGATCTGCTCGGACTCGTGCAGGCTGCGCGCCAGCTTGACCTCGCGCCGCGTGGCCGCCATCAACCGCCAGGTCAGCCCGAGCAGGCCCAGGTTCATGGCCGCGTAGGAGAAGGTCAGCGGCGTGTCGGAGAAGTGGCCCCGTGCCAGGTTCAGGGCGATGCCCACCCCCACCAGAAACCACCCCAGGCGCTGCCCGGGCGTGAAGTCCTCCCAGCGTTTCCAGAAGGCCTGGCCGATCTGCACCACGATGAAGGCCCGCAGGCCCTCGTGCAGGATGGGTGGCCCCCATTCCCAGTCGCCCAGGTCGGCCAGCAGGGCGCTGTAGCCGTAACCCCAGACGATCAGCAGGTACAGGCTCAGGATGGTCAGGGGCCGGACGAACCGGCCCGACAGGCTGGCATACGAGCACTTACGCACGGCCCTCACCCCCCGTCTGGTCGGCTGTTTCGGTGTCCCCCGTGGGGGTTGCCGTGCCGGATTCAGCATCCGTTCCTCCTTTGGTCTTGGGATCGAAACTGACCTTCATGCCCTTGAGCTTGGCGGCCACCTCGCCGATGGCCAGCAGACCGTTCCACAGCGCCTTGAGGGCGTCACGGCCGATGTAGGCCCCCAGGATGCTCAGGCCCACACTGGCCCGCCAGTCCGCCCGCGACTGCGAGTAATGCTCGAAGATCCAGGTGATGATCAGCGGCACGGCGATGCCAGCCATCAGGCCCATCCCCACGTCGCCCACGAAGTGCAGCAGCACGAATTTCTCCCCCTCGCGCTGCTTGCTGGCCTCGTTGCTGAAGCTGGTGAGCAGGGCAGCCACCGCCACGAACAGCAGCGACCACAAATCCGAGTGACTGAGGGGAAAGCCCCCTCGGGCCTCGTGCGCGGTCATGGTGACCGCGGCCAGGATGATGAAGGTCTTGGTCATGGGTGGGCCTCGATCTGCCGCGTCCAGCGCAGGGCCTTGTCGCGCGCCTCGACCCACCAGTCCCGGGGCACGCGGCGGGTCAGGTACTCGCCGCGTGCGAGTGGGAAATAGCCGGGGGGCGCGTCCGGCTGGGTGCCGGTCTGGGAGCGGAAGCGCACGTAGGCCCGCCCGTTGACGGGGCAGTCGGCGTCCGCCTGGACGCGCACGAGACGTCCGGGCAGGAAGCGCTGGGTGGTGGACGTGACGTCCACCGTGCACGTGGGGGTGAAGCTGGCCGCAGTGAGCGCCAGCGGAGCGAGGGAGAGCGTCAACAGGATCAGGAATCCTCGGCGCACATTGCATCCTCCTTCCCGGGCATGAAAAGCCCCACCGCGCCGGGAACGGTGGGGATGAGGGTTTGTCTCTTTGGGGATTTACTGGGGGAGGCCAGCGGTCAGCGGCAGGTAGTAGTGCTGCGTCGGTTGCCCGCCCTGCCATGTCGGTTGCCACGCAATCCGCCAGAGGTGCAGGTAGGGCGTCCCGCTGGCGGGCCACACGATCTCGAAGCCCTCCTTGCGGTGGGCGTTGAGGTTGTTCTCCGGTGCGTTGAGGGCCGAGGGCACCGGAACGATCGGCATGTTGGCGCCGTCGAGAATCCCGAACGCCTTCTGCTCGGTCGGCCGGGCGGTCATCAGCCACATGGCTTCGCCGATGACCCGGTTCTCGGTCACGACGCCGTTCACGCTCACGATGCCCGTGATGCCGGACATGGCCGCCTGCGTCTGCGTCCGCACCGGAAACGCCGTGTTCGGGTTGGTGTAGATCCGCAGTTCGCCGGCGTACGGCCGGACGAAGCCCTCGTAGTCAACGCTGGGAAAGGGCGGCAGCGCCAGCGAGATGCCCCGAATGCCGGTGTTCACCCCGTTAAAGACGCCCGGCGTCACCGTCGGCGTCACGGCGAAGGCCGCGTCGCCGCTGCCGTTCGCCCGCGTCCGGAGCGTGACCTGTCCCTCGGAGTAGAGGTCACTGGAGAAGTCGGCCTGGGTCAAGTTCTCGACGCTGGCGCCGTGCAGTTCCACGTGCCGCACGCTCGTCCCGATGCCGTTCCAGCGGAAGCCGAAGTAACTCAGTCCCGTCGTCATGGCGGGTTCCTCCGCCTCGTCGGCCCGAACCCAGATGAGGTTGGTGTCGTTCAACCCGAGGTTGACCGGGCCGGTGCGAACCTCCTCCAGCGCCGTGATCTTGCTTTCGGCCGTGTCTACGCGAGACTCGACCTGTCCGAGGGCGACGACCTGTTCTTCCACTGCGCCCACGCGGGCCTTGACCTGCTCGTACTGTTCCATGCTGGGCCAGTTGGCCATCTTCAAACCTCCGAGAGTGAGCCGTCACTGTTGACGGTGGTGAGGGTGTCCGGGGCGCTCAGCGACCCATCCGGTTCGGGGGTGATGCGCGGGTCTGGGCTGCTCAGCGACCCGTCCGGTTCGGTGTTCACGACCAATCCGGTCGGGGTCGAGGCCTGGACGCTCCCCGGTTGCCATTTCTGCGCGGCGCGGCTCCAGACGAGCGCCTGACCATTCGTCGGTGCCGTGCCCAGGTCGACGTCAGCCAGGTCAGTCAATCTGGGTTGCCGCCACTCCGGGCCAGCCGTTCCGAAATACAGCCAGCGGCCCGTGCTGCCCCCACGCGGGACACCCAGGCCGTCCGCGCCGCGCGGCCCCGCACCACCCGTGCCCCCCCGGATGTTGCCCACCAGCGCCCAGTCAGGGGCACGGTGGTACACGTCCCAGGTGGTGGTGTCGAGGTACGTGTCCCCACGGCGTCCAGCGCCGGGCGCAGGTGCCCCCGATCCCAACAGCAGGCCGGCGCCCGGTTCGCCGGGCGGCCCCTGGCCGGGCAGCACCTCGACGGGCGTCGGCGAACCGCCCCCGCCGTTCCAGGCGGGCTGCTGCGAATCGGGGAGGGTGAAGTCCCAGTACCCGGGCAGGCTGGTGTTGGGCAGGATGCGCCGCTCCAGCACGCGGCCGAAGGGTGGTAAACCAGGCCGCTCGACCGTGTAGGCCACCCGCACCCGCGCCGAAGGGTCGCCGGGCTGCCCCGGCCCCCACACCCAGGCCGGGCCGCCGTCCGGCTGACTCGTCCACTCCTGACCAGGCCGCTTCTCGAACAGCAGCACCGGGGGCGGGGCGTGGCCGTCCGGGTCGCGGTAGTCGTTGAGGTAGGTCACGCTGGCCTTCAAGGTCGCGTCCTCGGTGCCGGCCACGTTCCCCACAAGTTGATACTTCACTTCGATTCCTCCCCGTTCGGCCCGTACCAGACGCGCCTTTCTTGCACCAGCACGATGCGAACGCTGCCCTTCCTGGCGTTCGCCCCCGGCTTGAACTCCAGGTCGCTGCCTTCCAGCAGTGGGGTCACCCAGCCGTCGCCCGGCCGTTGTAGCCACACCAGTTGTCTGACCCAGAGTTGCAACTGGTGCGCCTGGTGCAGCACCGCCGCCAGCGTCACGCCACGCAGCTCGCCTTCGAGCACCAGTGGCACCGCGTCGCGCAGGTAATCGTCTGTCCTGACCTGTTCGTCGCTCAGGGTAAAGCCGTGGACGTTCGGGTGCAGGCCGCCGAGCCAATGCGACGGAACAAGGGAACACGGCAGCGGTACCGGGTAGCCGTCTGCCGTGATGCCGATCCAGCCAGATTCCACATTCAACTCAACCACCGTCCTTAAACGGGAGAATGCCGATGCTGACGTTGGTGCTAATGTCGCCCGGCGACAGGACGAATTCCACGTTTGCCACGCTGGGGTTGCCGGTGCCGCCGTCCGGTACCATCGCGGGCGTGATGAGCAGGCCGTCAATGCTGGCCTGGGCGTTCGGCCCCGCGGTCGTGGGGTAATCAAGTGCGGCGGGGCGCGGGGGTGGAACGAGGGTCTTGACCCCGAACTGGGGTGGGTACGCCCAGAGGGTGACCGTGGCGAGTGCAGCCTGTCCTGACATTGATCCTCCTATGCTTTGTGTGCCTCTTTGCCGGGAATCAGCTCGCGCCGCCGCCTGGGGCCGCCCCGAGCACTCCAGGCCACTCGGTCACCGCGCCCTGTGCATTTCGGTACCGCAGGGTGGCCGCCTCAGCGCCGTTGTCAACAATTTCAAAGCCGATCAGGCTGGGGGTTGGGGTAAGCACCACGGGGAACATGTCGCTGAACACGGTTCCGTAGACGCTGCGCTGGTACACCACGCCGGAAATTTCGACGTACTTGCCGCCAATGGGCTGATCATTCACGTCGTGCAGGGTCGTGGTCAGCCCATTCGCCGTGGCGACCGCGTCCTCAGCTGGTGCCGTGGAAGCCATGACCGGCAGCGTCGCAATGATCCCGGGATCGTCCCCTCCTGTAAAGTCGATGGTTAACTCCCCGCCCGGCTTGATGACGACGGGCCGGGGAAAGCCCAGAATCAGCCGGCTTCCATCAAAATTGCTGGTCATCTGCCCACTGTGCGTGTTCAGGGTGTAATGGGTAAACGAGGGATACCTTCCCTCCCCTTCAGATCTGTTCATATTGGTATCGAGATACCTGATCTGCACGCCCTGGGGAGCGGATTCGGGATTGTAGATGTGGATTTCCTGCAGCACGTAAGGCAGTGTCCTGTCGGCTGCCAGAGCAATCGTGATCTGCCGGATCGGCACAAAGGCCAGGGTCTCCACTCCAATATTCGAGAGGGTGACATACCCGCCCGGGTCGTCGGCGTGGAAGGACTTGAGAACGGCCACCCCGGCAGAGGCGGCGGCATTCCCCCCGCCCTCCAGTGAAGAGACCCTGTTGGTCAGATTGTTGAATTGGGCGATGCTGGGCCAGGTTGCCATGATGAACCCTCCTAGGTTGTTTCCTCCCGATAGACAGACGGGGAGGCTGAGGTGTCGTTGCCGCTCAGCTGGATGCGGCTGGTTGAACCGCCGACCACCAGGCCGCCACGTGGAAGTACCAGCGGCCTCCCCAACTGGCACTGGGTGGTTTCTCGTCTTCGGGCGGTGGCTCCGGGTCGTAGCTCTGGCGCCACTTCTCGTCCATGGCCCGCGCCAGCGCGGCGCTCAGCGGCGAACGGAAGTAACTCTCCGGAATGGTCACGCTCCCGGTCTGCCAGGGTTGCCCCGCGCTGGCCTGCGTGAGTTCCATCAGGGCGCTCTGTCCGACCAGCAGCGTGTTCGGGCTGGCGAAGGGGTGGGCGAGGCTGCCGCCCTCGACCCCCTCGATCGGCCCGTCGAGCGGCCGATTGGGGTCGGGGTTGTGTTCGTCCGGTTCGAGGCGCGGCCCCGCCGCGTGGTCGTCCCAGGGTTCGGTGCTGATCCACATGGTCAGCCCGGTCACGACGCCGTCCCCCAGGTCAAGCCCCACGAACCCGTAGCTGACCAGGGCGCTGAGGGGTTCGTACCCGCTCTGAATGTCGCGGTTGTACCGCCGGCTGAGCCGCAACTGGTTTTGCGAATCCGCCAGATCGGCGGCCGCCTGCTGCGTCACCGGGTCATCCGGCCCCAGCGCCTCCAGCGCGAGGTCGTACGCTCCCTGATTGGTCACGACCTCGCCTTCGAGCTTCGTGATCTCGTCAAAGTCCTGCGCCGCCAGCGCCGACTGCTCGAACCACGTTTGCAGGTCGTACACGCTCACCAGGGCGTACTCGGCCGCCCGAACCTCGCTCGTCATCGGCGCGGCCATGTCCCAGGCCACGTCCCGCTGCGTGAAGCCCTCCTCCCCATCCAGGTCTTGAATCAGTTCGCGCCGCGCGAGGAGTGGCGGCCCCAGGGGCGACACGGTGTTCTTGAACTCGACCTGTCCGGCGTCCAGCGCCTTGCGGGGCGTGCAGGGCGGCCGGGGAATCCCCAGGTACTCCCCCTTGGCCCAGCCCTTGCCGCCGTCCCAGCGCGACTCGGTCGCGTAGGGGAGCACCACTTCCGGCTGCATCTTCCAGTCGAAGAAGTGTGCCCGGCTGACGAAGGCGGGGCTGCCGCTCTCCGGCGTCGCCAGGATGACTTCCCCAGCCCAGTCCACCCCGATACTCGCGCTGGGATTGGCTTTCAGCACCCGGTCAACCACCGCGCGGTTCGTTTCTGTCCAGGCGTTGGCTTCGGCGCCGTCCACCCCGGCGACGTACCCGATCAGCGAGCCGTCGAAGTACCCGTCGAGGTTCTTGACCTCGCCCGGCTGGAGTTCCAGCGTCCACTCCTGCGGCGCGTCCGGCTTCGCGGGCGGCAGGCAACCCAGGCAAACCGGAATCCAGCCGCGTGACCGGCTTTTCACGCTGACCAGCACCTGCTGCTCGAAGGGGCGCGGGATGCTCCCCGGTTTCTTGAGCGTGATGCTGCCGCTGGTCAAGCAACCGATGCTGTCGAGTTGCACGCGGCAGCTCGACACCGGGCCGGGGGCGCTGCGCCGGTAGACCGTGCCCCCGATGCTCACCTCCCAGTCGTCAATGTCTTTTCTGGGAAGCCAGAGGCCCTCAAGTTTGTTCCTGTTCACTCGTTACCTCCTGGGCACCAGGGCGTAAAGGTCTATGGGAATTCCCATAGACCGACTTGTCCGATCACCTCTTGGAAACTGGGGCGTAGTACTGCCCGCCGCCCAGACTGGGGCCATACCCTTTCGAGGCCTGACCCTGAGCGGTGGCCTGCATGGTGGTGGCCGCGCCCGCAATCGTGCCGACGTGCTGGCCGAACTGACTGACGAATCCGCCGAATTGACCGACGAACCCGCCGAACTGACTGACGTGCTGCTGGTAGGCGGCCTCGTGAATACCGAACTGATCGATGGCACTGCTGAACACCGGCACCTGTGTGTTCAGGGCCAGGGTGTTCTCCCGCAGCGCCGGGACGTGCAGGTTGATCGCGTCGGCATACGCGGGCAACCGCTGGTTGATCACGTCGGCCAGCATGCGCAGGGCATCGAGGCTGATCTTCACTTCCGGCTTGTCGATCTGACCGGTGACGGTCATGCTCTGCTCGCCGTTCTCGCCCTTGATGCCCCAGGCGTCGCGCAGGGGCTTCAGGGCGGTGTAGATCTTGCGGGCCATGCCCTCGGCTTTCGCCCCGGCGGTCATCAGACCCTGCACCGCTTTGTCGATCGCGCCCTGGTCACCGCTGGCGAACGCGTCCGTCAGCGCGTCGATGGCGGGTTGCAGGAGGCCCTTGATGGCCGCCGTCTCGATGGCCGCCGCGAGCACCGCCTCGAACATGGCTTCCCGGAACTTCTGCCGGAACTGGGTGCGGAACAGCCCGAAGTTCCCTGCCCGCAGGGCCGCCATCAGGCCGTCTTTGATGCTTCCGGTGATGGAGCCCATCAGGGTGTCCCCGATCTGGCGGTAGGCTTCCTTGAGCCTGTCCAGCATGTCCAGTTTGGCGTCCAGCACCAGGCCGTCGTACTTGCGGTTGATCTCCAGAAGCCTGCGCTGATCACCCTCGGCGCCGCGCAGTTCGGCCTGACGCTCGCGTTCCAGACGCCCAAGCGTCAACTTCAGGCTTTCCTCCTGGTACTGCCGCTCGGAGATCAGGCCCTGCCGCCGGCGCCGTTCCAGTTCCTTCTGGTCGTTGTCGCCCTTCTGACCGGCCAGTTCTGCCTCATAAGCCGCGATTTCGTCCAGGGTTTCCTGCTTGAGTTTGCGCCACGCCAGGTCGTACTTGCGGTTGATCTCCTGAATTTTCGCGGCATTGCCTTTCGCCGCTTCGATTTCCTCCTCGCGCTGGCGGTCGAGCCCTTCACGCGCCAGGCGCAGCTTCTCCGCCTCGTATTTCTCACGGCTGATCAATCCGTCCCGGTAATCCAGATCGAGCTGGGTCTTGTCGTTCTCGCCTTTGAGGTTGTTCGTTTCCTTCTGCCCGCTGGGGGAATCCTGTGGGTTCTTGCGGCGAATGTCGTAGAGGCCGAACGTGAGCTTGTGGATGAACTCGGCGATGGCGTCGTACAGCGCCACAAACACGTTCACGACCAGTTCCAGAATCGGGGCCAGCATCTGGAGGTTCGCGGCGATCAGGCTGCCCAGCACCTGACCGATGAGGCGAAACGGTTCTTGAAGCGCCTTGACGGGTTCCTCGATGGCCGAGAAGATGCCCTCCATGACCGTGCCGACGATGTTCAGCTTCTCGATGATGGTGGCCAGCAGCGCCATCGGGTTGGTCAGTTGGCCGAAGCCCTGCGCGACGGTGCTGATGGTGTCGGACAGTTTCTGCCCGCCCCCGTTGAAGCCGATCTGGAAGTCCAGTTTCAGGCTCTCTTGGGTGACGATGCCGGCCTGCCGGATGCGTTGAATCTCCTGGTACTTCCGCTTGAGTTCCTCCAGCTGGAAGGCCTGGGCCGGATACTTTTTGATCAGTTCGTCGAGGCTCCTGATCTCGGACTGGTACGAAACCGTGTTCAGGCCCAGCAGGGTATCGTACTGGCGCCGTGCGTCGTTGGCGGCATTGATGCCGTCACGCGCGTCGTCCAGGGTGGCGATCACCGCCTGCTGACCGCTCACGTAGTTCGTATTGGCCTGGGCCAGGACACCAGTGGCTTTGGTCGTGTCGATGACGGCCTGGGTGACTTTGGCCTGCGCAGCTTCCCGCGCCTCGTTGGTGCTCTTGGGGTCGGCATTCACACCGGCGAGGGTGGTTCGCGCTGCCGTCTCGGCGGCCCGCGCCTCGGTCAGGCCTTTCTGGGCAATGTCGATTTGCCCCCTCCAGTAGTCCCGGTACGCTTGCAGGGCCGTGGTGTAGGCGGCGGTGTCGTCGATCCCCTGGGCCTGGGCGAGTTTGTGGTTCGCTTCCGCGAGTTGCAGGCTGGCGTCGACAGCGGCGTCCTGGGCCTTGGCGAGTTCGGATTGGAGGTTTTCGGAGAATGCCGTACCTGCGTTTTTGCCCGCCTCGGCGGCAATCTGCTGGGTTCGACCGAGTTGCGCCGTGAACAGCGGAAGGTATTGCTGGGCCATCCGCAGGGCCAACGCCTGCTCGGCATTCAGCTTGCCAGCGGGTTGCTTTCCTAATTCCGCGATGACCGCGTTGGCATCAGCAATTCCTTGCCTCAGCGCAGCAATTTCGGAGGCATAGGCTTCGCGCCCCTTGGCCTCGGCATCTGCACGGGTGTCCGGCTTACCAATTTTGTTGGTTCGATCAGCCAGCGTTCCTGTCACGACTTCGGGATTCGCGTAGCGCCCATCGTCCCCTTTCGGGAACAGTTTGCCCGCGAGGTCTACCGCCCGCTGCGCGGCGTCCCCATTGGCCTGGGCGACGTTGTCCAGAGCGTCCTGGATGACTTTGGCCGCCGCCTGACCGGCCACCCCCATGCTCTGGAACGTGGTCAACCAGCCGCGCAGGGTGGCCTCCGCCGCCTGGCGCTGAACCACCGTCATATCATTCAGGTTTTTCGTGAGGGGCTTGATCAATGCCTGGGCGCGTTCTTCCTGCACCCTGGCGGCCTGATCTTCGGTCTGGTTGCGAATCGCCAGCACCTTCTGGCCCTTGTCGAATTCGCCCTGCGTGGCGATCTCGGTCAGGCGATCCTGGTGGTCGCGTGCCAGTTGCTCACGGGTCTGCTGGTCAGCCGCCGTCCACTGGCTCGACTTTTGCAGGTCATCCCAGCGGCGGTTCTCGGCCTCGCGCTCGCCCTTCATGCGAGCGTTGATCTCATCACGGGCCAGTTGCTGACGCTGCCCCTGGGTACGGGTCAGCAGGTCGAGCTTGGCCTGTTCGTTGTCGCCCACGGCGCGGAGTTGCTGTTGAAGATCGCTTTCCGACTGGGCCACCTTGCGCGCCGCTTCCGACTGGGCGCGCTGGTTCAGGCCGTCGATCAGGTCACGGTTGATTTGCACGATGGCATCAGCCAGCGCTCTTTCGGCGGCGATACGCTTGTTGGCACCATCCTGGGCGATCTGAACCTGGGTGGCGGCCAGCTGATTGAGCACCGCCATGCGGAACGAAATGAATTCGCTGTCCTGCGCGGCTTCTTCCAGCGAAATCTTCTTGCGCTCGGCCAGCGCGATCAGTTCAGTGCGCAGTTCGGCGTCAGCGGCACGTCTAGCAATGTTCTGACGGGCAAGGACGACCTGGTTTCCGAACTCCCGTTCGGCTTGCAGGCGGGCCTGAAGGTCTTCTGTGCCCGTGCTCGTGACGGCCTGCATCCCTGCCAGTTCGCCCTGGGCGATGGTCGTGTTGTCCCGGCGATCTTCCAGGGCGGCCTGACGGCTCATCCGCTCGGCCACCAGCCGGATGATTTCTTCGGTGGTCTCTTTGGTCTGGTCAATCAGCAGCTTATCGGCTGCCACCTTGTTCTGGAGTTGGGTGGCATTCCGTTTCTGGCGTACCTGCTCGATCAGGGCGTCGCGTTGCTGTTCCAGCACGGCAATATCCCCACCATGCTTGCGGGCTTCCTCGATCCGGGCGCGGTAGGTTTCCTGAATTTGCAGAATTTCTTCACGGGCCGCGATCTGGGCCAGTCGCTGGCGGGCGGCCAGCACCTCGGCGCCCAGTTGTTGCTCGATGCGCAGAAGTTCCCCGGCGTTCCCCTGCGCAGCCGTTTTGCGGGCCTCGTAGTTGTCCACCACGGCCTGCGCGTCACCCTTCTGAAGAGCCAGACGGCCCTGCTCCAGCGTCACGTCACGCAACTTACGACGACTTTCGATTTCCCCGTTCAGAACCTTCAAGCGGTTGCCGGCGTTCTTGATGGCCGCTTCCGATTGGCTCTTGTCAGCAATGACAGCCTTCTCCGCAGCGGCCCGTTTGGAGAGTTCCGCGTCAGATAGTGCGCCCAGTGCGCCCTTCAGGCTCTCCAGCCCAGCCTTGTATTCCTTGGCCTCCTGAATGGGGAGGCGACCCCGAATCGCTTTGACCAGCGCGTCGGCGGCGGGGACAGTAGACCAGTAGGCGTCAGCCGCCTTGAGCTGCGCCACGCTCATTTCGTTGACACGATCACGAACCCCCTTGATCTGATCGCGCAACTGAAGCATGGACTGGCCGCGTCGCTCCAGTTCAGCCGATTGGCCGAAAATCGCCGTGAAACGGTCTTGCTGGTCTTTGGGAAGCTTCTGCACCTCGGCCACGATCCCCGCGACTGCCTGCTGGAAGCGTTGCAGGCTTTCCGGCGTGACCTTGCCCTGCGACCAGGCCAGCCCGAAATTCTGGTTGATGTTCCCGAGCTGGCGGCCCAGGTCGTTCGCTTTTTTGACAGCAGAGGCGTGTTCATCGGCAGCTTTCTTGGCCGCCCGCGCCAATTCGACTTCACGCTGGTGAATCTCGGCATTGACCAGGCGCAGGCGTTGCGTGTCCTTGAGGCGCGTCTGGAGCGCCTTCTCGCTTTGAAGCTGCTGCAAGTTCATTTCGTCGAGCTTGCGTTTGTAGGCGTCCAGGGCATTGATGTCCTCGACGGTTAACTTGCCTTTCTTTTCCTTTCCAGACGGCAGAGGCGCGTCCGCTTTCCCTGCGTTCGGGGAGTTGAGCCGTCCCGCTGTACTGACGGTACTGGCCAGGGGCTGGCTCAATTCGTCACGGGTTTTACGGGCATCTTCACGAGCCTTCTGGAGATCGGTGCCGACATTCTGCCAGACCTTCCGGGCCTGGTCGCCAAACTGACTCATGGCCCCGCGCACATCGCCGTACCCGCTCCTGATGTCCCCCAGGCCCTGTGCAATCAGTTTCGCCCCGGCAGAGTGCTCCTGCGCCACCTTGCGGGCGGCCTCGGCCTGGGTTCTCAGGGCCGCGTCCTGGGGATCGGTACTGCCGAACAGGCGCTCTTTCAGGTTGCCGGCCAGCCCGGACACCATTTTGGAAATGCTCTCCCCAATACCGATACCGACGGCCTTCAGGCCCTCGGCAACCGGGGCGATCTTTTCCCCGACCCACTTCAGCATCCCGCCAATCACCTGCGCGATGTGCTCCGCGATGCCTACGAAGGCGTCCCGCACCGTCGCCAGGATAGGCAGGATGGGTTTCACCAGCAGGTCGTAGGCCATCAGGCCAAACCCGGCGAACACCTTGGCCATTCCAGCGAAGATCTGGCCAATACCGCGCCCCGCTTCCCCGAAGGCTTGCGGCAGCAGCCCGGCCACTTTCCCTACTCCGGTGATGTAAGCGCGTGCCACTTCGGCCCAGTTGCCAATCCTGGACGCCATGTCGCCCAGATTGACCTTCACGCCCTGGCTGCCTCTGGCGAAGCCGCTGACCAGCCCCCCACGAACCCCGCAATACCACTGATGGCCCCGCGCACCACGTTCAGCACCACGCCCAGGGCCGTCACAACCGCCGTCTGAATGACCAGCCAGATCTGCCACAGCGCAGTCAACACTGGCTTCAGGACGCTATTCCAGGCGACCGCGATGACGTTAAAGGCGTCTTTGATAAATCCCGCCAGTGGTGCGACGGCAGTTTGCACGGTGTCGCGCCACAACAGGAAGGATGCTGGAACTCCACGCCCGGTCTGAATGATGTCCGTAAGATTGCGAACCACCGAGGTCGTGAAGTCGATGATGTTCTTCTTGGCTTCCAGGAAGGGGGTGCCCACCACCGTCAGCAGCACTTTCCACGAGGCAGAGAGCTGCTCCTGGCTGTGACGCGCGTTATTGGTGGCCTTCTGGTAAGCCACGTCCGTCGTGTTCGTGGCGTTCTCGACTTTGCCGAGGATGTCCGTGTAGGACTTCATTCCGCCAGAGCCGAGGGCCATCACGGCAGTCAGACCCCCGACGTCACCAATCAATCGGGCCAGAACGGCGCTATTCCCCTTGCTCTTGGCCATCAGGTCTTGCATGAAGGCCGTGAAGCCTTTGGACTTCAGGGCGGCGGCGTCAAATTGCAATCCGATGGCTTTGGCCTGACCTGCCGCCTGTTCGCTGGGTTTGACGATGTTGGTCAAGGCGGAACGCAGATATTCCACGGCGGTGGCGGGCTTGATGCCCTGTTTGGTCATGGCTGCCAGCGCGGCCAACACCTCATCGAAACTGACGCCTGCCTGAGCAGCCAGGGGAGTCACCATGCCCAGCGACTGGGCCAATTGGCCGAATTCCATCTTGCCGTCGAGAACGGCCTGGAACAGCTTGTTGCTGGCGGCATTGGCCTTGTCTGCGCCCAGGCCATAAGCGTTCAGGCTGCTGGTTAAAACATCGGTGGCCGTCTTGGTGTCGGTCGCTCCGGCCACGGCGAGTTTGGCGCTGGTCTGGAGCAGCCCCAGGGCCTGGGACATGCTCTCGGTGCCCTTCACGCCCGCGCCCAGGATGTCGTACATCCCGTTTTGCAGGTCGGTCTGACTCTTGCCAAGGTCGGCAGACATTTTCAGGATGCCCTGGCCCACGTCCCCCAGTTGCTGCGGAAACTTGTCGGTCAGGGTGCTGATCTTGCCCATGCCGACCTGGAATTCCTCGGCCTGGGCAATGGCTTTACTCAGGCCCGTCGCCAGTCCGGCCAGCGCAGTCACGACCGCGCCAATCGCAATTCCGACTGGGCCAGCGGCAGCAGCAAGGCCGCCAAGACCGCCCGAGAGTTGAGTCACTCCGCTAAACGCAGCGCCCAGGCTGCCGCCCATCTGCGCCGCAAACTGTGGCAGGGACTTCAGGGCGTTGACGATCCCACCGGAAAACCCGACCGGCGAGAACAACCCGTTGATGGCATTTCTCTGGCTCGCCAGTTGCTGGGTGAGGCCGTTCAGGCCGCGAAGGTCAGCCTGAGTGATGCCTGCCTGGGCACCAACGCTACGGATACGGGCCTGAAGCTGCGCCAGTTGAGCTTCGTAAGCCTGTGTGGCCTGCCTTTGCCCCGTGAAATTAAATCGACCTGCTGCGCCGATGGCCTGCTCAAAAGCTGTGCGTGCGCCAGCAAGGTCACCTCTCAATTTGGTGATGCTGTTCTTGTTGATCTCAGCGTTGACGCTGGCGAGGGCAGCGGTCAACTGTGCGGCGTGACGGCTCTCCTGCTGGGTCAGGACGCCCAGCGATTGAAGGGCGGCAATGTCACCCCTCAGCGTTGTTTGCAAGCGGGCCAGCGCGCCCTCAAAGCCCTGAAGATCAATGGAGCCCGCTTTCAGGTCGTTCCGCAGGCCCTGCAAGGGATTGGGCGGGCCCCCACCTCCGCCGCCCTGACCGGGCAGGTTCGGGTTCTGCTGCGTCGGAATCTTGCTGTGAATGGCGCGCAGGTCAGCGACCTGCGTTTTCAGATCGGCAATCACGCGTTCAACGGCGCTGGTGTCGATCTTTAGCACATCCTGCGTCGTGGAACGGAGTTCGGCCAGCTTGGCTTTGATTTCGGCCACGCGCTGGGCCACGTCGCCTTTCACATCGAGGTTCACCCCCACAGTCACCGTTTTGCTGTCCTGAAGTTTTTGCAGGGCCGTATCCACCTGCTTCTGGTTGACGGGCTTCAGGGTCACGGCCACCTGAGCCTGCACGGCCTGAATTTGCCGCTTCAGTTCGGCCTGGAAGCCGGTGAAGGTGGGGGTGACTTTCAGGCCCTCCAACTGCTTGCGGGCGATCTGGGCCACCTGTTGAACAGCTTGAAGGGCCTGGGCATGGTCGCCGGTGATGATGAAACGGGCGGTTCCGACTGTGGTCATGATTCACCTCTTACTGATGACATATTGACATTATGATGACAATATGTCATCATGTATGCATGCCGATGAACGTGATCGCCTGGAAGAAACTCAAGACGTTCGCGGACAGGTATCCCGATGCTCTAGAACCCCTCGACCACTGGTACAAACTGGCTCGCAAAGCCAACTACACAAGCTTCGCTGACGTGAAAGAGGACTTTGGAAGCGCGGACTGGGTGGGCGGCTACATCGTCTTTAACATTGGTGGCAATAAGTACCGCCTGATCGTGTTCCCTAATTTCGAGGGCAAGCGCCTCCTGGTCGAAGCCATCTTCACGCATAAGGAGTACGACGCATGGAAACCCTGAATATCAATCACCTCACCCAGGCCGCACAAACCATGCATGGCCTCGCCCCCGAACTGTTCACCCCCATCACCACCGAAGCGGAAAACGACCGCGCGCTGGAGGTACTGCGCCTGCTCATGCATGAGATCGGTGAACAGAAGAGTCATCCCCTGGAACACTTCGTCCTCTCTCTCACCGAACGCATTCAAGCCTTTGAGGATACGTTTTATCCGAAGCTCCCCAATGACCCAGCGGCGAATCTCCGCTTTGCAATGGAGCAGCGCAACCTTTCACAACGCGGCCTCGCGGAAGCCACGGGCATCGAGCAGGCCACCATTAGCCGCCTGTGCTCAGGCAAACGTGAATTCAACGCCGACCACATCAAGCGCCTGGCGGCCTACTTCAAAAAAGACCCCAGTCTGTTCCTCTGAGCAGCCAGCAAACAGGAACGCCAGGGTTACGAGGAGCCCAACGCATGAGCGAACAAGAATTGACTGTCATTACCGACGATTCCCAGGTTCCCGCCTTCAAGAGCGAGAAGGAGGAGGCTGAGTTCTGGGACACCCACACCTTTGCCCCCGGCATGATGACGAAAGCGAATGCCGCTGAGCTGGAAGCGGCAGGCCTGCTTCCCTCTACGCCGCCTCGCCCCGTGCGTCCCGCCAAATCCAACCCTGTCAGCCTGCGCCTCGGCGTCGATCTGGAGCGGCGCCTGCGGCACCTGGCGGAACTCAAGGGCACGACCTCCCAGACCCTGATGAAGGAATTCGTGCTGGAACGGGTCTACGAGGAAGAAAAACGCCTCCATGTCATCTGACATGCGCCCGGAAGCACCTGAAATGAAAAACCCCCGGCCAACGCTGGGGGGTAGTTGGTTGGAACTATTCCCGACAGGCTGCGCCACAGGGCAGGCTGAGCAGATCCCGGATGGACCAGCACCGCCCGGTCAAACCAATGGCCATTGCTGGCGTGCGCTGCGCATATTTTTGTCGTCCCACTGGCACAGCCAGTGGTTGACGAAGCCCCCTCTGCGGTCGGCACCAGTTGTAAACGCCCTGCACCACGTGAGCAAGGGTGAAGCGATGGATGGGCAGCCTCGCGAACGCGAGGCTTTTGCGGACCAGATGCGGATTCATACGGCGTGCTGTGCCATTCTGACGCTCCACGGCTGAAGTGTTCGGCTTCGTGTACCCAAGGGTTCTCAGTTCGAGGTTCACCCGTTTCTGTATTCCAGCGGCAATCTCCGTCCTCACGCGCACCACTCGTTTCCCGCTGTACTCCTTGATGATTCGGACGTGAGCCAGACCGCGTGGAATGCGGTAAGCCTTCCTGGGAAAGCGACCTCGCTTTCCTTTCCGTGGAGGCTGCCACGAAGTCCCAAACACGTCCAGAAACAGGGTCTGGTACGGCAAGTAGCCGTCAGTGAACAGCACCAGGTGCTGTGGATTCGCCAACCTTTCGCGAGCGTTCACGAGCAATACCTTCGTCAGTTCAGCGGTTCTGGCCCCGACCTGCCCCTCAATGATGAACTTACTTTTGGGGTCGACAACGGTGAAATCCCACGCCTGTTCACGCTTCTCGCCTACGAAACTGTGCCGCTCATCGGCTTGCATGCTCGTGACCTCAAGGTCATGAGCGTGCTGATCATGGAACTGTTGTAAATGAACCCCAGCGCGACAAACGATTCGAGCAACGGTCGTGCGATGACAGGCTGTGAGAACCGCAGTGGATGAAAAACAGGTGCCATGAGTGATGTGGTCAATGACGCGGTCGACCTGTTCCGGCGGTAATTTGCTGCCCCAATAGGGTGTCCCCTTGGTTTCGCTGAATTCAGTGCCACAGGTACGGCACCTGAGCAGGCGACGCTTTTCAGGGCCGTAGAACTTGCGCAGATGGATGTTCTGTCGACCGGGTTGGTGGAAGTCTGGACAATGCGAGGTCTGGCAAACGAAACTGTTGAGTGGGAGCGAAAATAACACGCCCGGAGATAGGCTCCGGGCGCTCCCATTTCAACCCCTGTCGGGAATAGTTCCAACCAACTACCCGCTGGGGGCTTTTGGCTTTAAAGCAAAACTAGTTCATTTCTAGCACTCGATCAACGTCCTTGCTGCCGAAATGCCCAAGCCTCCGCGCTCTCCTATCGTCACCGACCGGGAAAAGACCATCGGCGTGCGCGTAAGCCCCAGGGAATACGAGGCTATTCAGCGCCGCGCAGACAAACTAGGTCTGCGCGTAGCGTCGTATGTGCGACTACTCGCCTTGCAAGATGCGGAGGAAGAACTGAGTCCTAAAAACTGACCCCGCTCTCGCCGAACCGTCGTGAGGTGGAATGAAGAAACCCGCTGTAGAGGCGGGTTTCTTGCGATTAGTCAGGGGTAAGTCACTCAGCGCTAGGGTACAACTTGTCGCTCAGCTCAAACTTTTTAATACCAAAATCAGCACTGACAATTACGTAGGCCTTAGTGGCTGTTTTTGCCATTTCTACAACTTGGGGATTGACAGTAAATACGTATTTATTTGAGCCATACCAGCTACAGGAGCCGCCTTTACAACTAACGCTCCAAAAGTCCGGATCACCCTTCCACTCCACAACGGGCTTTAGTCTTCCCACTTCTTTTCCCACTGCATCCTCAAAAACGATGGCAGTGTTCCAACTCTGAGTGAATTTGGGATCGCCAACAGTTCCAAAAACCGAAACGCTAGTAATAGTTCCCAATGGGTCGGGCCGCTTTTCTAGTCGTTTCGCCGCCGCGTTGCACGAGTCGGCAAATTCGCCAGCAGGGGTGATTAGGTAGACGGTGTTCTTATTGTCATCGAACAGCTTGATATTTGTGCCGCCCTTATAACGCGTAATGATCACACCCCAAGCATCTACATTTGCCTTTGGCGCGTTAAAATCTGGCATTGGTACATTGGCGAATTCCTCGCCTCCCAAACACCTTGACGTCAAGGTCTGAAGGGATGGCTTGAAAATCTTCTCCAGGAACGGGCTTGCCCCCGCCAGCCCACTCAGCCCCAGCACCGTCGCCATCATCAGCATCTTTTTCATGCCCTCACCCTACCCGTCGTCTGTCACAGAAGCCTCACCCAGCAACGCCGCGTACCCTTCCCCGACCTGCCTCACCCGTTCGAGGTTGTCCTCACGCTCAATGGCCTGGATACACCACGAAGGCAATAATCCGGCTTCAATCGCCCGGTTAAGCGCGCAGCAGTGCTGAGGCTCGAACGCTGGCGTCAGGCCGCTCAGCGGTTGCGGCTGGAAGCCCGGTGCGAGTTCTGCTGCTGTCCATACGCTGCCAGCGTCCGGGGCTTCACCCCCTTTCCCTTTGCCGCCCAGGGCATTGCCCACGAAGGCCATCAGTTGAATGAACGGCCAAGCCAGGCGGTGTTGAATCCCGGGGATGCGCATGAACAGCAGGCTGATGACCAGCGACTCCGTCTCCATGGCCTTATCCAGCGGGTAGGCCGGGTAGTGTTCGACCACGCTCAGAATCACGTCATCAAACTCCAGCCGCGCTGCGCCCTGGCTCAGCCGTGCAAGGGCAAGTTCTCTGGCGTGGGGGCGTTTGGGATTTCACCTTCCGGCTCAGGGTTTTTCCCGGTCACGTAGAAGTTCAGCAGGGCTTCCAGGTCGGCCAGTCCCAGGTGCTCGAGCAGCCACGAACCGTCCACCGCGCCCGCCTCATCATCCACCCGGCGGGCGTTCAGCAGGTCGGCAATCACCTGTGCTTTCTCGCGTTGTACGTTCGTCTGCTGGTGGTAGAAATCCGCCGCGCCGCTCAGGGCCTCGCGGACGCCGCCGCTCGCCAGCAGGACAGACGGGTCTTCACCCAGGGCCGCAAAACGGGCGGCACGGGCCAGGGTGTCCATCTCGTTCATGACGGTGCGCAGGCGGCGGTACTCGCCGTAGTTCATCAGGCGACCCGCAAAGGTACGGCCCGCGATTTCCAGGGGCTCGACTTCCTGAAGGTCGAAGTTGAAGTCGTCGCGGGGCACCAGGCCGGGGCCGTTATGCCCGGTGCGCAGAAACAGGGTCAGATCGGTCACGCTGCTGGGGCCGAGGTGCTGTTCCGTCCAGGTGCGCCAGTCGGTAATGTGCAGCTCACCCAGGTACCGCTTTTGCAGCAGGCCGCCCAGCACGCCTGTCAGGGTCAGCAGGTCTTCATTCGGGTTCAGGCCCAGCGCAGCCACGCCGTTGGCTTCCTGCAAGAGCAGTTCTTCCTCAGCCGTCAGGCGCTTCGAGGTAAAAGCCTGCCCGTCCAGCTTAAAGGGAAGCTGCTGAAGGGTTTTCGTGGCAAATACGAGTCTTGGTTTCTGTTTCTGATTGTCCTGGTTGGTCATGTGGGGTTCTCCGTCAAAAAGTCGTGTGGCTTGCCGGGGTAATCGCCAGCCAGGGCCGCTTCAGGCAGCGTGAACAGGCGGGCCTCACCGTGTTCGTCGATCAGCGTGACGCGGCTTTCCGTGGCGTCCAGAACGAACAGCAGGGCATCCTCAAGGACGCCCTGCTCAGTCAGTGCTGTTTCGCTGACCACGACGACGTTCGGCATGTGCAGGTCGTCGCGGTAGACGGGCATTAACCCATGTAGTCGACGGTCACGGTGCCGCCGTTACTGGCCGCCGCTCCACCCACGCGGACGGTGTAGGTGCCTGCGGGCGCCGCGGCGAAGGTCGCGCCGTCCGTGCCGGTGGCCTTGACCGCTCCAGTGCTGTCCACGATGGACACCGTGCGGGCGCTGCTCGCTCCGGCAGTCACGGCCATGATGTCGCCAGCGCCGGTGCTGGTGAGCGTGTAATTGGCTTCCTGGTTCGCGGCCATGTTTTGCAGATTGGTCGCCACGTTGTCCGCCAGATTGCCGCCGTTGATGGCCGGCGGCAGGTTGCTGCCCCCACCGAAGTCGGTCTTGGTGAAGACGCCCGCGGCATCCACGGTGCCTTTCTCGGGTTTGCCCAGCGGGTTCAGGCCGTTCGTCATCTTGATCAGGCCTTTGCTGGGAATGGTCAGTTTCCATTCCTTCACTTCCAGCAGGCCACGGTACACGGGCTTGCCGTTGCCCAGGCCGAGCGGGTAGATGCGGTACCAGACGCGGGTGTCCGTCTCATACGCCGTTTCGAGCATCTGAATGGCCCGGTCGTTCTCGGCCCAGGTCGCGTCACCCGTGGTGATGGTGTTGGTTTCACTGCCGTCGTTGACCTGCACGTCGTTCCCGCCAGTGCAGAAGTTGTTCACGGTCTCGCTGCCTTTCTGCCCGCCAATCTCCAATTGGCTGGTGGCGCAGAAGTACGCCCAGGTACCGTTCTGGGTGTTGAAGGCAGGCTCGGTGCCGCTGCCGTCATCCAGGGCGATGTACATGCGGGCGTTCTTGCCGAAGCGGACATTGGGGGCGTTGGTCTGGCTGGGCTGGGTCATGGTGTTTCCTCCAGAAACTGTGAGGGGTCGTAGAGCAGGCTCATGGTGGACTGCTCAGGGATGTCGGCGGTGGCTTCTTGCAGCCTGGGCTCGTCCCAGAAGGGCCAGAACACCTGGGCAAGCGCATTGGTAGCGTCTTGAAGGGCGTCCGGGCCGCCGTCGTGATTGACCAGCCGCACCGGGTAGGCGCGGGGCAAGTCGGGAATGCCGAACATGTCAGGCGTGATGGGTTTGGGATTGGTGGCGATCAGGCATTCCAGGCCCTGGACGGTGGTGCCTTCAGGCGGGTCGCCCAGATTGATGGCGGGGACGACTTCGCCTCCGGGCAGGGTGTACGCGCCCAGCAGGCCAGTCAGGGCGGCCTCGATGCGCTGGCGCATGAGGATGGCAGGGGTGGTCACATGGATTGCACCTCCAGGGGTGGTTTTTAGCGGAAGTGCTTGGTGAAACTGGCCTGCCAGTCGAAGTGCTGCGCCACGTACTGAGGCAGGTTGCGCGCCGGCAGGCTGTACGCCCGCTTGCGGTACACCGCGCCCAGGAAAACGGCCGCGGCGTGATCGGCTGTCCAGTCGATGGTGGCGTTCAGGCCGTGAACCACAGGGGGCTGCTGACTGCCCTGGAGTTCGCCCAGGTCGATCAGGTTGCGGGGGCTGCCCACCTGCTGACCGCTGCGGCGGCGGGTGGTGGCCGGCCAGGCCCAGACCGGGTCGTCGAAGGTTTCCTGACAGGCGTCGGCGAAGTCCTGCGCCATGCCCGCGAAGGCGCGCTCCACAGGCAGGAGGTCAATCCGGGTCTGAACGGTCATCCGGCCCTCCAGGTGGCAATGAAACGGGAGCCGAACTGCGCTTCCTGCGCCAGATCCAGGTCGGGGTAGGCCAGCTTGACCGTGAGCGTCCCAGCCTGACCGTCGAGCGTGAGTGGGCTGGTGCTGCCCCAGCGGACGCCGTTCGGCCTCAGCAGCGGGTGACTGAGCGTGCCCCAGCGTCCGATCAGCACGGCGCTGGCACTGTCGGCCCCCACCATGTCCCGGACGCGCGGGTCGTCGGTGGCGGAGAGCCGGGCAGGAATGGTCAGCGGCACGCCCGGCGCGGGAACGAGATTGCCCCGGCTGTCGCGTACCGTGCCGACGCCGGGGATGATGAAGGTGAGGGACTCGACGCGGGTACGCTCCGCCAGGGGGGCCAGACGCACCACCCAGCAGAAGTTCAGGTCGAATGGGTTGAGCGGCGGGGCCACCGGCACGAGTTGGCGGGCCGCCGCGTCCGTCACCAGGAACCCGACCTGACCCACCGGGGCCGTGAAGGGGAACAGGCCAGTGAAGGTGCGGCTGGTAATGCCGGGCTCGTCAATCTTGGGCCCGGCACTGCTGCGGTCTTCTTCCTGGCCGATCAATGCCCGCACCGCGTGGTCAGCCTGGTCGGCGAAGGTGCGGACGTTCACCAGCCGGGCAAAGTCGCTGGCGAGGACACTTTGCACGATAGGGCCGACTTGCTCGACCTCGGCGCGGGCGGCGTTGAAGAAGTCGACGTCGATCACCGGGCGGCTCCAGGGAATGACCACCTGATGCTGGCCGGAAACACCAGGTTCAGGAGCTGGTCGGCGAGGGTGCCCAGATCCGCCTGCCCGAGAAGCAGGTTGCCGCGCTGGTCGGTCTGGTTGGGGTTGAGCTGGAGTTCCAGGCCGGGGAGCTTGATGCCCTTGAGTCCCCTCCCGCCCGCGCTGCTGGTGAAGGTCAGCGTGCCGTCCACCCCCGCTTTCAGGGCCAGAGCGCGAGCCGCCACCGCCATGCGCACCGCACTCAGCTGGTTCGCCGTGAGGCCTGCCAGAGAAGCCGACCGCCGCGCCAGCTCCCCTTCCAGCCACAGGGCAGCCAGGCGCAGGTGCACCGAACTCACCTCGTCGGCATCCGGGAACAGCGCCGTCACCTCCTCGGGCGTGACCGGCTCCACGTCAAACCTCGATCAGGGTGCCGTTGCGCAGCCCTTCATTGATCAGCGCGGTGCGCTTCACCGTGACGGGCTGATCACTGATCACGCGCCGGCCTTCCGCCTGTTCGGGGTCGGTGAAGGTGCCGCCAAACGTGGCCACGCGCTGGTTCACTTGCACCTTCAGCGGTTTTTCCGAGTCGGAGGGGCTGCCCTGGGTGATGGGCGCGGTCTCCTGCTTCCCGGCCCCGGCGTCCGTCCCCTGGGCCTGGGTCTGGGTGGTGGGCACGGCCAGCTGGTGCTGCACTTCCAGAACCACGGCGTCTTTCTCGGTCTCAGCCCGCCCAAGCCAGTTCCTGAGCTGGTCGGCGTCGGCGGTGGTGGGCAGCTCCGTGTCGATCAGGGCTTCGAGCTGCCAGCTGAGGACGGCCTTCTCGGTGGCCTCCCGATTCGTGTCCAGGCCGGTGGCCCAGCCATCGAGAGTGGCCGCATTGGGTGTGCTGGCCTCGGGATCGATGGTGATGTTGAGGGCGTCCTGAATCTTCTTCGCGTTTTCTTTCTTGGTCGCCATGAGGCTGTACCTCCCGGTGAGAGGGCGTCAAACAACGCCCCGCCCGCAGCACAGGGCCGGAGCAGGGCGGACGGGACTAGGGGCTGTTGTAGGTTTCCATCTGACCGCCGATGGCCGCTTCCTGACCCATGATGATTTCCACGGTGTAGGTCTGGCCGGGGGTCACGTCGGCGCTCAGGCCCCAGCTGCTGTCGGTGCCCAGCAGGGGTTCACCATCCACCGGCGTGCGGGCCACCAGGTGGCCTCCAGCGTCGAGCAGGCGCATCGGTTCTTGCAACACGCCACCGATGCCGTATTTGTAGAGCCGGAAAGAGTAGCCGGTTCCGATCTGGACGGTGAAGGTCACCACCTCGCCGGGGGTGCCGGCCGCGTTCCAGCCGGTGCCCGGGCCGGAGGTCACGGTGTAGTCGGCTGGGGGGGCGCTCCCCCCAGCATTTAAGGGTTTAGGGTCAGGGTCACGCCCACGCCGTTGTCGGGCTTGCCAAGCGCGATGCTCTCGCTGACCTGCACGGCTTCTACCTGGCGCTTCATCAGGTACTCGTACTCCACCAGGTCGAGATCCGGGCTGTAGAACTCGATCAGGCCGCGCTCAGGGTCAATCGCTAGCAGCTGGTTGCTGCCGTCGAGCACACTGGGGATGGGGGCGATCTTGGGGGTCATGCCCAGGATGCCGGGCAGGGTTCCCGTGGCCAGGAGCTGCTGGGCCTGCGGGGCCGTGCTGGCGGGGTTGGTCAGAATGGGCAGTTCGAACATCTTGCCGAACGCCACGGTGTCGCCGGTGACGATGGTGGGGCTCGCGCCGTACTCGGCCGCTTTCTGCCGCAGTTTGATCAGGCTGGCAATCGTCAGGTCAGCGCTGCCGTTGTTCACGTTGGGGGCCGTGTTGTTGTTCCCGTCGCCGTTCTTGACGAGCTTCAGGGCGAAGCGGGTTTTCTGGCGCAGGACGCGGCGGGCGAACACGGTCAGCCAGCGGTCGAACAGCGGGAGCCGGGCGCCCATCAGGGCTTCCTTGGTGGCTTCCAGGCGCCCACCGAACTTGGCGAGGTAGGCCACGTAATCGCCCATGTCGATGGTCATCACAGGGAACTCGCTGCCCTCGGCGATGCGGCTGGGGTCGCCGTCCGTGTCGCTGGCATTCTCCGTGATGGTGGGAATCTGCGCGATGGTCTGTCCGCCCGTGAGCGGGATGCGCTCGGCCACCAGGTCGGCGTAGGCAAGTTCACCCTGGCGCTCGTTCTGAATCTCGCGGTAGCGCGACTCGATGTAGTAGGGGAACAGGATGCGGTTGTCGTCGTCGCGGAAAAACGCTTCCGTGACGGTCTGGGCGCTGCGCGCCCCTTTCAGGTCGATGCCGGCGGCGGCCAGCACCTGGCGGTAGGCCGGCACGCTCTGGCCCTGGCTGTTGCGGCGGGTGGGGTCGATGATGCTCTTGTCGATCTCCCCGCTGGCGGCCATGACTTCCAGCTGCTGGTCGAACGTGCGGCCCTGGCGGGCGGCTTCTTTTTTCAGGTCGAGGTTGATGTCGGCGATCTTGCTGACGGCGAATCGTTTCATGCAGGTTCCTCCGGGAACGGGCTAGGGGCGGCAAAAGAAGGCCGCCGCCCGGGTGGGGGCGGCGGCTCAGGCCAGGGGGAGTGCGAGGCTCAGATCTTGATGTTGGCGATGCCGTCGCGGGCGATGTTCACGAAGCAGCGGGTGCCGCCCGCGCCGACCTTGACTTTCCCGGCGCCGTCCACCACCAGGGTCTGGAAGCCCAGCGGCAGGGTGCCGACCGTGGCGATGTCGATGTAACCGGCCCCGCCTTCGGCCACGGTGGCCACGCCGTCGCGCTCGACCTTCTCGCACTTGGCAACGAACGGGGCACCGTCCGCGCCGCGTCCCACGCGGGCTTCGCCAGTGTGGGTCAGGGCGTCACCGGCCACGGCGCCGGCGTCGATGAACTTCGTGAGGTGGAACTGCTGGCCTTTAAAAACGAGATCTCCACTGCGCATACTGTGTCCCTCCTGTAGGAACGAACTGGGGCTTGAGGATTCAGGGCGGACACGCTGGGATCAATCCAGCAGGGCGGGGTCGTAGCGGGGTTCGGCGGCTTCCGCCCCCGGCTGTTCGGCCTGGGCAGGGTCTTCATGGGGCACGTCCACGCTCTGGCGGCCCGCAGGGAAGGTGGCGGCCTTGCGGGCGCCAAGGTCGTCCACCAGCGTCTTGAGGTCACCGATATTGGCGGCGCGGGCCAGATTGACGTGCATCTGGATCGACGCGCTGTTGGCTCCGTAGACGCTGGTGGCGAGCTGCTCCACCTGCTGTTCGAGGTTGGCGCGGTAGGTCTGCCCGTCGGCGGCCTCGGCCTTGAGCCTGGCGAGGCGGTCGTCGGTGACCTGGTTGGGCTCGATGCCCAGGGCACTGGACACGCTGCCGAGCACCTTGTCGTGTCCGGCGTTGAAGGCGCTGGTTTCGCAGGCGTCCAGGACACCTTGCAGGTCGGCCAGCGCGGTGGGGGATTCGGTGTCGATGGCGTGGGTCTTGCCCGTCCGGTCTTTGAGTTCAAGGCGCATGGGGGCCTCCGTGGGGGTCTCGCCTGCCGGGGGGGTGTCTTCCCCGGTGCGGGCGGCTTGCTGGGCGGGCGAACGGTCGCTGGACTGGGCCTGGACGAGGTGCTCCTGCAGGACGAGGTCGAGGGTGCCGACACGGTCGGCCAGGCCCTCGTCCACCGCCTCCTGACCGAACCACACGTCGCCGGTGGCCCAATTGCGAACCGTGGCGACGCTCTGGCCCCGGCCGGTGGCGACTTCAGCGACGAAGAGGTCACGCAGGCGGTCGATCTCTCCCTGCCAGACCGCCAGCGCTTCGCCCTCCATCGGTTCGGCGCTCTGCCCGAGGGCCTTGCGCGGGGCGCTGCGGACGTAGGTGACCTTCAGGCCTTCCTCGCTCAGCGCCGCGCTTTCGTCGGTGTGCGTGCCGATCACGCCGATGCTGCCCACCTCGCCGGCGGGGGTCACCACGATCTCGCTGGCCCCGCTGGCAATCCAGTAGGCGGCGCTGCAGGCCGTGGTGTTCACGACGGCGGTGGTGGTTTTCTTGCTGGCGGCGTAGCGTACGGCGGCGGCGGCCACGTCCACGCCGCTGACCGCCCCGCCCCCGGAGTCGATGTCGAGGATGATGCTGGCCACCTGATCGTCGTCGGCGGCCTGGCGGACGCGCTGAGCGAACGTGTGGGCGTCCTGGGCGCCGCACAGCCAGACGAACATGCTGCCGCGCGGAAAGATGGTGCCGTAGAGCGTCAAGACCGACACGCCGCGCGGTTCGGGCTCGCTGGCCTCGATCAGGGCGGCCTGACGGGCGCGGGCCTCATGCTCGGCACGGATGTCGGCCAGCACCTTCTCGCTGGTGGCCGGGCCGCTCAGCAGGTAGGCGTTGAACCCCTGGACGATGTCCCGCAGGGCCTCCTGTTTGATGGCCCACTTGCCGTTGGCGATCAGAGCCGTCATGCCACTCAGTCGGGTTGGGGAACGGGTTTTTTCGTGCATGAATCCTCCAGGTGGGGAAGCGGGGGGTCGTCGGGTGGGGAAGCGTCAGCAGGGGAGAAGACGGGGTCATCAGCGGGAACAGGATCATCCGCAGGGCCGGGCCACGGGGTGGGTTCCGGCTGGGGCTGTTCCAGCACCGTGGGCGTGTCCTGGGGTTGCAGGGCGGGGTTGTCAGTCACCCTGGGCCTCCAGTCTCAGGTCGAGGGGGTGGACGTAGCGCCCGGCGCGGCGGTCGTAGTGGGCCAGCAGGCGGGTGCGGGCGGCCTCCGGGGCGGGGGCCTGACCGTTGCCTGCGCTGGAAGCCGGGGCGGCGCTGGCGGCGTCCCAGTCCTCGGCCCAGGCAGGGGCGTGCTGATCTTCGTCGTCCGAGAAGTCGAGGTCGTCGGCGAAGCGGCGGGCGTAGGCTTTGCCCGCCACACGCTTGCCGATTTCGTGGGCCTGCATGCGCGTGAGGTAGGCGTCGGCCTCGGCCTGCTTGAAGGCACTCTCGGCCTGCTGGAACTTCACGTAGGCCACGGCGTTGATGCCCCGCAGGCGCAGATGCAGGTTCAGCCCGAATTCGAGCTGCCGGGCGATCACCTGCTGGAGGTTGGTGGCCCGCGCCTCGAGCATGGGGTAGACGATCTTGGCAAGGGCCTCGGTGGTGTTCTTCATGTGCCCGCGCAGGAACGAGGTCGTGTGCAGGCCTGACCACACGCGCCGGTTGTTGCCTTCCTCGATCTCGGGCAGGCCAGCGAGGGAGTGGGAGATGTTGTTGATGGTGAACTTCGTGCCCTGCGGCCCCACGAAGAGCCCCTTGGGGGCGAGTTCGAGGATCATGTCGGCCGCTTCGTTGGCGTACTGGTTCTTGTACTCCTGGTAGCGCGGATCGAAGTGGTCTTGCAGGCCGAACTCCTGCGGTGTGGGCATCGGGAGTTCCACCCCGACCAGCGCGATCTGCCGCATCAGGTCGATCACGCGGTCGATGTCCGCCGTCAGGCGGTTCTTGCGGTCGATCGCCTTCAGGGCCGCCAGGAACATCGGCACCCCGTGCGGGTTACCGCCCTGCGTGATGAGCGGCGCGTACAGGTAGGTGATGGGGTCGAGGCGAATGGGGTCGACGGCCAGACCCACCTGGTGGTAGGTGCGCTCGCCGGTCTCCGGGTCACGCCCGAGGGTGACGCGCTCGGCGGGCACGACGGCCACGCCGATCACGCCGCTGCGCCGAACGTCGCAGATCCATTCGAGGCTGCTGGCGGGACTCGCCAGGAGTTCGAGCACCTGGTTGTTGGCCAGGCCGTCCAGGCCGCCGCCCTCGGGGAAGATGGTGCGCGAAAAGGCGTCGAGTTCGGCGCGGGCCGCCTTGACCGCTTTGCGGCTGCCGACGAATTCCACGGTGTGGCCGGGGTTGACGATGGCGAGGTAGTCGCTGGCGGTGCCGGACACGTCCTCGTCGTTTTGCAGGAGCATGCGCAGGATGCCGCTGATGCGGGTGCGGGAGTCGGCGGGGTAGCCGACGTAATCGCCCGCCAGCCGCGCGAGGGTGCCGGCGGGCGTCTCGTCGAGGCTGCGGCGATCCCCGATCTGCACCTGCTTGCCGCGCAGGGTGCTGACCTGCCGGCCCAGGCCGCTGGAGGTGCCGATCACGAGGGGCTCGTGGTAGGGCGCGGTGGCCTGCCGGGCGAGGGGCTGGGCGCGGGCGCGGGGCCAGAGGTGCGAGAGCGGGGTGTTGAGCACCCGCCAGGCCGCCTTCAGGGAATCTTGGATGCCGATGGTGGTTCACCTTCCTTTGAGGGGGTGTCAGGTCACGCGGTTACGAAAGGCCCGGAGGGTGTTCAGGACGTCCGCGCCGGTGGTGGGCGGCGGAGCAGGTTCAACGGGAGGCGGAGGCGCGAAGGCGTACATCAGGGCCTCGGCGAAGTTGGGGCTCTTGCCGCCCTCCCCCTTCTTGTTCACCGTGATCTTGTCGCTGGTGCCGACGCGGTGGTAGGTGGGCTGCGAGAGTTCGGTCATCAGGGCGTTGAGTTCCTCGCCGGGCGGCAGGTCGGCCAGGCTGAGACAGGCGTCGTCCGGGTGCGGGACGCCCTGTTCGACGCGCTCCCAGGTGCGCTGGAGGCGCAGCCTGAGCCGCCACCAGCATTCGGCGGCGAAATTGGCGAAGCGCAGATCGGCGGGGGTCTGCGAGTCCTCGTAGACCTGCTCCGAGGGTTTTCCACCGTTGAACACCCCGCGCACGGTGTACGTGAGATCAGTGCGGCGGGCGACGGTGGCCGCAATGGCCGCGCCGACGCCGTTGCGGTCGTATTGCAGCACGCCGACAGCGTCCGCAACAGCCAGTTCGTGCGCTTCCTGAGGGGCTTCCGAGACCACGAGTTGTTTCACGCGCTTGACCACCGGCCCGGCGTGACTGGCGTACACCGTCAGGTCGGTGCCGCTGTCGCTCACATCCAGGCCCGCCGCGATCGGCTGGGTGGGCGTGAGGCGCAGGCTGCGGGCGGCGATCACCCAGGCCCCGAGGATGACCTGGTTTTTCGTTTCCGCGTCGTAACTGATGTCGACTTCCTGCTCGAACAGGGCCACGTCCACGGCCTTGCTTTTCTCGAACAGATACCACGGGAAGACGATCTCGGTTCCTTGACCTTTCAGGGCCGGGATTTCCAGGGTGTAGTTCTTGTCCGGGTTGTCGCGCCAGTTGAAGGTGAATTTCGGCCAGGGGTCACCGGGGGTCATCTGGTTGGCGATGCGGGCGAACAGGTTGGCCCGCCCGTGCGGCGTGCTGCCGTAGACGATCACGTCGGTGTTCTGCGAAAGGGCCGCATGCACCTGGTCGGCGCGCGGGACTTTGGCGTGCTCATCCACGAAGTACATGCTCGAACGCCCACCGCGCCCGATGTTGTCCCCACCTTCCCCCTTGATGGTGGCGTGGTTGACGGGGTTGGTCAGCAGGGCTTCCTTGCTGTGCTTCTGCTCGTTGAACCCCTGCGGCTTCATCCAGGCAGGCAGCTGGCGGATGATGAACCGCGCTTTCTCGAACAGGGTGTCGAGGTCGCCGCCCTTGTCCACCAGATCCAGCTTGCGGCTGCCCAGGCCCCCGGAGAACCCGGATTCAAAGAGCCAGCACCACACGTAGTACCCGATCACGATCCAGGTCATGCCCTCGTCGCGGGACTTCTCGACCAGGCCGTTGCGGCGGCGTTTGCGGAGGTCTTGCAGCCAGCGCACGAAATCCGCCTGACGGGGGCGCAGGGTCAGCGGCAACCGGGCGGGCAGGCCGCGTCCGGGGTTGCGCGGCTCGTACAGCCACACCCAGTCGTTCAGGAAGGCGACGGGGTCGAGGCGGGCCATGGCCAGCACGACTGCCCGGGCGCCCGGGTCGGCGTTGCATTTCTGGAGAAGTTTCAGGCGGCGGCGGCCCTCGGCCTCGAAGCGTGAGTTCACCACGCCGCTGTGCCCCATGACGGCCGATTCGATCAGTCCCTTGCGCTCCTGCACCAGCGAGGGGCTGACGGCAGGCAGGGTCACGACTCATCCGCCTGCCCCAGCAACTTCGCGTATTCCTCGGCAATCCGCTCGGGCGAAAGCGAGTCGTAGTCCACCGTGGCCTTCGACTCGATCGGGCCGCCGTTCGGCCCGGACAGGATGTGATGCTCCCGGAACATCCCCAGCGCACGGCCGCCCATGTCCAGCACGTCCTTGCGGCTGAGCATTTCAATCGTGCGGCCGTGTGCAGTGTTCTTCACGTTCGTGATGAACTTCGACTTCCCGGCCTGCCGAACCTTGTCCAGATCCACGAACGGTACCGGCCGCAGTCGGCTGCGCTTTTCCATCACGAGGGCGTCCGGGTTCTTGCGAACCTGCACAGCCAGCTGCGTCTCCCGCTTCCGGAGGCGAACCACCTCCGCCTCCAGCACGCCGCGTTCCACCTCGTACGGGTCGGGTTCAGGTTCCTTCTCGCCGCGGCGTTTGCGGGGCGCGGGGGGGAGATTGCGCAGCATCTCCTCCACCACTTCCAGTTCCAGCCGGACGTCAGCCAGCACCGTGGAGGCGAGTACTTCCTCCCAGTCGGTGACGACCTCGTTCACGCACGACATGACGTCGTCCGGATCGAACTCCACCATCTCCTGAATGCCGGCCAGGATGGACTGCGGCGTAATTCCGCGCGCAACCCACCCCGCCTTGATGGCCTCGTCGACGTGAACACGGGTTAACAGGCGCGACCCCTGTTCCTTGGCGGTTCTCGGGCTGTAGTCCGCCTTTTTCGCGGCTTCGGTGTTGCTGAGGCCGTCGAGCTTGGCGAGCACAAACTTCTGTTCCTGAGCGGAGCAGGCCTGGAGTTTGTCGAGGAAGGTCTGCGCGGCGGGGGTGAGGGGCGACACTTCAGGTTCAGGGCGTGGAGCCCTGGGGCCTTTCTTCGTCCTGCGTGGGGCTGGCGTGGTGCCTTTGCCCCGCTTCTGCTTGGGCTGGGGCGTGGCGGTCTTGCGGGGCATGGTTCACCTCCTAGTCTTTGATCAACTCCTGGTAGGCGGTCAGCACTTCGTCATAGCTGCTGTCCTCGTTGATGGGGGTGGGGGGCGTGGGGTGCAGCGGTTCACCGTCTTTGCCGGTGACCTCCACACGGGTGCGGCCCCAGCGTCCGGGGTGGCTGCGCTCCAGGTACCAGGCGTCCGCCTTCCAGTTGCCCTGCTGACCACTGACACGGATGCGGGCGACGCTCTCGATCTCGGCGCTGGCGCGGGCTTCCAGCACGGCCCGGCGGAAGTCGCGGTAGATGGCGTTTTTCTCGCCGCCCTGCTCGCCGCGTTTCATCCACTCGTAGTAGGTGTCGGGGTTGATGCCCGTGTAGTCACAGCAGGTTTCGACAAAATTACCGGCCCTCAGGGCGCGGATGTATTTGTCCTGAAGCTCGCGGGTGAGTTTGGTTTTGCGGCCGCGCACAGTTCAGTCCTCGGAGAGGGGTTCAATCGTGACCGTGCGGAGGTGCGCCTGGGAAACGATGAGATCAGGAGCGCGGGTGCGGCCTTTAATCGTCAGGTGGCGCCCGCCAGGCTGATCGAGCTGCCTGAGGAGGTTGCCAAGGCCTTCGTCGTCGATCACCGTCGTGACGGGGTCAACGTGGTCGGTCTGGACAGTAACGCGGTGGCGGGTCATGCCCGCTCCGGCCAGTGCCAGGTGCCGCTCCCCTCGCCGGACGGATCAAGCGGGAGCCAGCCGGAAAAAAACATGCCAGTCGGGTTGAGGATGCAGAGCTTCACCAGACCGGCGGAAGTTTCATGGATTTCCGTCACGATGGCGGCGCGGTGGGCAGGCTTGAATTCTCCCCCTGGGGTGCCGTAGGCGACGTAGTGGACGATGCGGCCGATGGCGGGCTCCTGGATGTTGTGTGTCATGAGTTACCTCGACGCCAGACAAACGTCTAGCGTCAACGGGAATAGGGGTAAAAACGTCTAGTGCTGGAGAATCGTCTGCCGGATGTGCCGGGCGATGGCGCGGGTCATGAGCGGCGGGACGCTGTTCCCGATGCCGGCCCAGGCGTTCAGGAAGTCATGGATGGGGTCGCCGGTGGTTGCGAACTGATAGTCGTCAGGGAAGCTGCCCAGGCGCTTGATTTCCGGGATGGTCATCAGGCGCGGCCAGCGCCAGTGGTACGTGCCGCCGTTGGCGCGGCCCTGGCGGTCGACGCCCACGGTCTTGACGATGGTGGGGCTGGGCCGATCCGGGTGAATTTTGCGGTTGCTGAACAGGTGGCCTTTGGGGTGGATATCCCCGAAATCCTGGCCAGGGGCGCAGCGTGTCCACACCGGCAGGTACACGTCGTTGATGGTCATGCCGTCCGGCGTGTCGGGCAGCCCCGTGAGGGCCTCGCGCACGGTGATGGGCCGCTGGCAGGTCGGCACCGGCAGGGTAGGCGTGAGGTTCAGATCCTCGCGCACACCGATGACGATCAGGCGTTCCCTGGCCTGGGGGACGCCGAAGGCAGCGGCGCTGAGCACCCCGCTGACGGTGCGGTACCCGGGGGTGGCAGCGCGCAGCGCGGCCACGGCTTCCCCGTACACCTGCTTCATCTTGCCGCGCGTCATGGCCGCGACGTTCTCCATCACGAACGTGCGGGGTTGCAGCCCGGCGAGGAGGCGCACGAACTCCTGGAACAGCTGGTTGCGCGGGTCGTCCAGTTGCCGGCGGCCCATCATGCTGAAGCCCTGACAGGGTGGTGAACCGTCGAACAGGTCAAGTTCGCCTGGCTGCAGGCCGGTGCGTTCCAGGGTCTCCGACACACTCAGGGCCGCGATGTCCCCGTGGTACACGTCCAGGCCGGGGTAATTGAGCCGCAGCGTGGCGGCCGCGTGGGCGTCCCACTCCACCGCCAGCAGTTCCCGGAAGCCCGCCATGTGGTAGCCGGTGCTTGACCCACCTCTGCCCGCGAAGACAGATACGCAGGTCGGCGCGTCCGGCGCACGGGGCGCGTGGGCCTCCTGCGCGGCGTGCGCGAGGTCGGCGGGGTAGGTGGTGCGGCGCAGGTAGGGGAGGGTGGCGCTCCGCGGCCCGGTCAAGCCGTGAACACCTCACCGCAGTGGGGGCAGGTGATCTGCTTGCCTGACCTGGGCTGGGTGGGGTCGTCCTGCGGGTCGGGCACCTCGCGGAAGCTGGCGGGCAGCTCACCGCTCACGCGGGCCTGCAGGGACACGATGTCCTCGGGGTGAAAACCCGTGCCGCCCAGGGCGTCTTTGTCCTGGAGTTCGTTCAGCACCCTGAGTAGCAGGTTGTCGTCCCAGCCGCCCAGTTCCAGGGTTCTGGAACTGCCGAGGCTGTAGGGGGTGGCCTGCCCCTCGTCCAGCTGGAAGTGGACGCAGGTCACTGTCCAGTCGCCGTCCTGAACCTGCACGCGGGCAGGCGGTTTCTCACCGTCCTCCTGGGACAGCAGCAGGGCGGCCAGGACGCCGTGGCCTTCCACGATGCGTCCCGAGGTGTCGTCGATCAGGATGGGCTGCCCGTACCCGAATTTTCCGAGACTGTCCCGCAGTTCCACCAGGGCGTGCCGTTTGGGGTTCTCGCCCCAGACGCGGGCGATCAGGTCGGCCAGGGTATGGGTTTCCAGGTGGTGGGTGGCGACGAGGGATTGTTTTGGCACGGGTTATGTCCTCTGGCGCGCACGGGCGCGGCGCTGCTGGCGTGTTTCGGCGGAGCGGCGCAGGGCGCCGGCGTCCCCCTGATGAGGGGCGGCTGCCACGCCACTCAGGGCGTGGGCCGACGTGAAGGTGGCGGACGGCAAGGAGGCGTCGACTACCGACTGTCCCAGTGCGCCTGGCGGACGGACAGCCTCGACCGTGATCAGGCGCTGGAGCGGGTCTGGATCATCAACAAACAGTTGAATATGCATCATGCCCTCCCGGCTTCGAGGTCATCGAAGGGCACGCCGTCCTGGCGCACGGCTTTCAGGCCCGTGGCCGCCTGGGCGCGGCGGATGATCTGGTCGACGTAGTTGGGGCCGAGTTCGTTCAGGTAGGCGATTCGCCCGTGCTTGTGGGCCGCGATGAGTGTCGTGCCGCTGCCGCCGAATGGGTCGAGGACAGGCCAGCCCGGCTGACTGCTGTTCTTGATCAGCCGTTCCACAAGGGCCACTGGCTTCATGGTCGGGTGAATGTCGTTCCTGACGGGCTTTTTCTCGTAGATCACGGTGCTGGCGTCCCGTGTCTGCCGCAGCAGGCTGAGCAGCTCGTCCTTGCTGAGTTTGCTCAGGTCGGCGCTGTCGTCGATCACGGTGGTCTGCGTGAAGTCCCAGCCGTAGTAGTGCCCGGCCCCTTCCTTCCAGCCGTACAGCGCGGGTTCGTGCCGCCAGTTGTAGTCCTGGCGGCTCATGTTGGCCGCGTTTTTCACCCACACCAGCGTCTGCGAGTACTTGAAGCCGCCCGCGCGCAGGCCCTGGTGGAAGGCCACGCTCTCGACTTCGGCGTAGAACACGTAAAGGCACGCGCCAGGCGGCATGACACTCGCGGTGGCCTGCATGGCGCTCTTGATGAACACCGCGAATTCCTCGGGGGTCATGGCGTCGTTGGCGATCTTCAGGCGGTCTTTGGTTTTGCCCTCGTAGGCCACGTTGTACGGCGGGTCCGTGACGGTGAGCCGGGCCTGAACGCCGCCCATCAGGCGGGCGAGGTGCGCAGCGTTCGTGCTGTCCCCGCACTGAACGCGGTGGGGGCCGAGGCTCCACAGGTCGCCCGGGCGGGTGACCGTCTGCTCACTCAACGCCGGGACGTCGTCCTCGTCCGTGAGGAGGTCGTGCTCCACCGGGCCGCCCAGATCCGCCAGGATGTCCAGGTATTCGGCCTCGCTGTAGCCGGTACCGGCGAGGCCGCGTTCAGAGTCATACAGTTCGGTGAGCAGCGTGGCGAGCTTTTCCTGATCGTAGCTCGCCAGGTCACTCAGGCGGTTGTCGGCCAGGAGGATGGCCTGGGCATGGTGGTCGTCCTCGCTCTCGATGACCGTGACCGGAATCTCGGGCATCTGCGCGGCGGCGGCGGCCATGACGCGGTGATTGCCCGCCAGCACCTGGTCGGTGCGCTGGTCGTAGATCACGGTGCCGTAGAACCCGTTGGCGCGGAAGGACTGCGCAAGCGCGTCAAGGTCGCCCTGGCGGGGGTTTTTGTCTGCCAGCGGCAGCGACGCGGGGTCGCGCATGACGGTTTCGACGTTCAGGATGCGAACTGGGGACGGGGCCGTCAGGCGGATCACCTCGGTGGAGTCGTGGGCAAAAAGAAGCGCCCGGCGCGGAAGCGCGGGCGTCAGGTAGATTGCGGGCGGATTATAGGGAGAATTATGCCGAATCTGTCCGGCGCGTGTCAACGCTCCCCCCTTCCGGTTCGGGCTCCGCCTCCAGGTGCGGCAGGTTCAGCCCCGGGGGACAGGCGCGGGCCAGGGCGACTTTCGGGGTGTGATGGGGCCGCAGTGTCCGGCGCAAGGCCTCCAGGGCCATCAGGGCGCGGGGGAACCGGCCCAGGCTGGCCCGCAGCTTCAGGTGCCCGTCGGCTTCCCGGTAGATCAGGTGTCCCAGGTCAGGTTTGACGCCACTCTTGTCCCCCTCGGGGTCAAGGCGGGAGAGCAGGCTGATCAGCTGGGCCCAGCCGTCCACGCCTACCTCCACACCGCTGACCAGTTCGATCTCGGGGCCGTTTTCCACCACGAGCTTGCCACTTTGCTCGTCGTATATCGCCAGGAAGTCGAACACCTGCCGGACGTGCAGGGGGGGACGTTGCGCCCCCTGCCGCTCCGTTTTGCCCTGCGGCACTGGAAGGTCGATATAAAAGCGTTCAGCGTTGTGCCAGCGTCCGCCCTGTATGTCCTCGCGGCGGTGGCGGCGGTAGGTGCGCTGATGGAGCTGATGCGCGTGGTGGGCGGCCTCGGCACGTTCGGCATACTCCAGGGCGAGTTGCACTTTGCCGTCCAGCAGGGCGCGGCGGGCACGGATGTCGAGGCTGATCATGGTGCGGCCCGCTTCGCCCAGCCGTCCACTGGTTGCGTCCGCGCTGGTGTCGGGGCGGCGACTGTGGCGACGATCGGCGTAGGTTTGCCCGGCGACCAGCGCCTGGGCGATCAGGTTGATTTCCTCGCGGGCGTCCCGGTCGGGCTTCCATTCGCGCAGCACCCATGTGCGCCGGGCAGTGCGGCCCACCGTCAACGTGGCCTGACGCGGGCAGGGACAGAGGTAGGGGCGGTCGGCCAGCGCGGGGTTGATGGGCAGGACGTGACGCTGGTGGGAGGTCAGGCGGGTCTGGGCATCCTTGACTTTCAGGCCGCAGCCCCCCACTGGACACGGGGCCTCGTGGGCGGTGCCTTCGGTGCGGCGGGGGACGGCGCGGCGGGCGGTGCGCACGGCTTCACGGGCCAACTGGGCCAGGGTTTCGGCCGGCGGGAGATCCTGGCCGAGGATCAGGGTCGCCCGCGCCTCGGTGTCGTGTTCCTGCTGCGCCAGGCGGCGGGTCAGGGCGATGGCGTGGGCATTCCAGCTGGCCTGCTGATCCAGCGGCACCGGGCCGGCCAGCACCGCGTCGATGTCGTCGAGTTCATCACGGGTGCGCTGCTCGGCCTGCGCGAAGAGCAGCAGGTGTTGCCAGTCCGGGGTGGCTTCCCAGGGTCGGGATTCGGTGGTGGCGTCCATCAAAGCTGAAACCCCATGATCTCGCGGGCCAGGCGCTTGAGATCCGGCAGTTGCTGCAGGGTGTCGTAGGCGCTGGGCTGGGCCTCGTCACTGGTATGCAGTCCGGCCTTGACCAGCTCCAGCAGGATGAACTGCTCGGGGCGCAGGCGGTGCGTGGGCGGGCAGGTCGGGGGCGAAGGGAGCGGGGCGATGCCCAGGGCGGCCAGTGGCGGCTCAGCGGCGAGCGTGGGAGCCGCGTCCTTTGGGCGGGGCCCGGGGGGCGGCTGGTGCCGGGCGATCAGGGCCTGCTTTTGCCGGCGATCAGCGGCTTTGGATTTGGACATGGGGGGGGTTCTCCAGTTGCCGGGCGGCGCTAGCGCAGGGCCGCGTAGAGGCAGGTTTCCAGGGGCAAAAAGTGGCGGATGACGCGGGCGGGGCTGACTTCCAGGCAGAGCGGCACCTGCTCGAAGCGCCGGGCCTGCGCGCGGTGGCCGACCCTGAAGTCCCCCACATCGGTGGTGATGTCGTACTGCTCGATGTGGTCGTACTGCGGGATCTGGGTTTTTCCCCCGTCGAGCGACACGAAGCGCACCTGCTCGTAGGAGGTGTCACGAATGTGGGCGGTGTGGACGGTCAGCAGCTGGCCGGGTGCCCGGGCGTCCCGAATGGCCAGGAACAGCGCGGCGGCCACGAGAGCGATGATGGCCATTCCCCCCAGGAGCGGGAAGGCTGAAGTTGCGTTGAATCTGGGCATACGCGTCACTTCCAGTCAGGTGAGGCCGCCTGTGGTCAGGCCCAGGCGGTCGAGGGCGCAGCGCTGGTGCTCTTGCAGGTCATCCTGTGCGGCCAGCGAAGCCTTCAGGGCGCGGCTGTAGTCGTCCCACCAGGCGGCCTGCGCGGTGGCGCGGCCAAGCGTATGGACGGCCGCCACGTAGTCGTCACGGGCCTGCGCGGTGACCTGCAAGAGCAGCCTCGTGTCGGTGACGCGCTGGCGGTGCTGCACGTGGGCTATGAAGCGCGCTGGTGTTCACAGCTGCGAATCGAGGGTCGGGCACCCGGCCCGTTCGCAGCCCACCAGGGGACAGATGGCGGCGTGCTCGCGGGCAATAAGCTCAGGGGATTCCCGGAAAAAGGACGCGAGGCGCACGGCCACGGCGAACATATTCCCGCTCAGGCCCATGCGCTCCAGTTCGGGTGCACGCTGAATCTGCTCGCCATACTTCAGTCCCCCGAATTGCCGTACCGCCTCGGCGGTGGCGCAGGTGTTCAGGATGACCACGGCGGCCTGGCAGGTCGCCAGCTCGTACCCCTGATCCTCCCAGGCGGTCTCGGGGCGGCGGGCCATGAAGCCGTTCAGGCGTTGCTGGAAGGGTTCGGGGAGCTGGGCAATCGTGCTCAGCTGCTCCGCGCGACCTGCGGAGAAGGCGTCGAGGCGCGCCTGCCTGTCCGCGGCCACGTTCCTTTCCTGCTCGGCCTGAAAGTCGGCGGCGGTCTGGTAGAAGAACGTGTGGCCGTCGATCACCAGGCCGCGCACAGGGCAGCCCAGGCCGCGCCCGTAAAAGCGGGCCACCATGCCGGGGGTGGGGGTGATGGGGCCTTTGGGGGCGAAGAAGCTCCAGCCGTCATTGGTGGTGATGCTGTGCCTGCCGTCCCCGGAGGAGCTGACCGCCGTGATGAGGTTGTCTTTGTACTGGGTGTCGTTCTCCATCAGGCACCTTCCTTGATGATCTGGTCGGGGGCGCTGCCGCGCAGGGCGTCGGCAATGGCCCGCTGCACATAGGCCCTGATGTGCTCGGGCACTTCGGGCGGCCGCAGGTGGTTGTTCCGTTCGTCGTCCCGCTGATCAGCCAGGGCCATGAGGCGCTGGATCTCCGCGTCCTGAGCAACGATGTATTCCGCGAGGCCGAGGGGGTCACCAATCAGGGCCTGCCGGGCCGGCCATTCCTGGCGGGCAGGGCGAGGCGCGGCACCCACCAGTTGACTGAAGAATTCCTGGGTGGCCTGCGCATCGTCCTGAAGGGCCTTCAGATAGTGGCGGGCCGCCAGCAGGAAGAAGTGGCTGGAATCGTGGGTCATACCGTGACCTGCCCTTTTTGCCCCACGGGCTTGAGTCGGGCGCCCTGGCGCAGCATGTCGGCCAGGAACTCGATTTCCTCCTGGGGGCGGTCGTTCAGCCACTTCTCGATCTCGTGGCGGGCGCGGCTGGTCTCCAGCTGGCGGTCACGCGCCTGGAAGAACGGGTGACCGGTCTGCTTGTCCAGCTCCTGCATCTGCTTGACCAGCTGGGCCATTTCCGGCCCGAGCGCTTCCAGGCCGGCTTTGCCAAGAACGATCTGCATCGCCGACCACCAGATACCCATGTCCACGGCGCCGCGCGCTAGCGGGCCCATGGGGGCCTGCTCCGGGTGTTCCATGTAGGGCTTGAGTTTCTCGGCGGCACTCAGCATGCGGGGCTGCACTTCATTCACGACGTCCACGGCGCGGTCGAGCATCTGCGTCGGGTTCTGCATGAGGTCGGCCAGGGCAAGCAGGAATTTGGGAGGCAATTTCATGTCAGTCATGGGTCTCCAGTTCGTACAGTTCGTCGTCGGTGGGCCTGACCTTCGCCTGCTCGATCAGGTCGATCAGGCTGGCGGCGATTTCGGCGGCGGTGTACCGAGGCGAGCAGCGGCTCTTGATCAGGCTGTAACTCATGGGGCGCTGGCGTTCGTGCAGGAGCGCCAGGATGTCCCGCGTCGCCTGCGCGGTGCCCCACTCCCCGCGGGCCACGGCGTAAATGTCGGGGTGCGCGTCAGGGTCTGTGGTCATCAGCCGTGTCCTCCTCGATGACGTGCGGCGTCCAGGTTTTCGTGTTCAGGGCGCACAGCCGGCCAGTCCACACCGCGCCGGTGTCGATGAACCACGCGGCGCTGCCGTCGTCCAGGCCCACCGGGAGCGGGGCGCTTTCCAGCGGGGTGTGTCCGTGCACGCTGTGGGTGACCCCTTCCGGCAGGGGATAAAAAGGCGTGTCGCCGGCCAGCGGGCGGCCCCAGATCGGGGCGTCTACGTCGTGACCCGAGGGGTCGGGCCGCATGGCGTGCGCGTACAGTACCGGGCCAATCACCACGCTCCTGAGCAGGTGCGCGCGCATCCACGCCGCGTCGTCCCGCATGGCCTGCCCGTCCGGGCCGTAACTGAGGACGGTCTGCAGGCCGCCGTTGTGGTGCCAGTGCGTGGGGTCTGCGCCGTCCAGCAGCGCCTCCATCATCCAGGCGTCATGGTTGCCCAGCAGGGCGGTGGCGCGGCCCGCCGTGACGAGTTCGCGCACCTTCCGGACCACACCGGCGCTGTCCGGGCCACGGTCGACGTAATCACCCAGGAAGAGGAAGTGATGCTTCCGGAAGCGGGCGAGGAGATGCTCCAGCAGATCCAGACGTCCGTGCAGGTCGCCCACGGCCAGGACGGGCTTGCCGTCTGGGCAGTCCTCGGGGTGGAAGACGTCATACCACAGCGTCCAGCGCCAGTCCGGTTCGCGCCGCCGCATCTGCTGAATGGTGTACAGGGCGTTGTGAAGCACCAACGCCAGGCTGTCGGTCGTCTCGTTACTGAGTTCGTGGCCGTCGCCGCGCATGGTGCCCGACGAGGCCCAGGGGCCTTCCCAGGCGCGGCGGCCCTGGCGGTCGAAGGTGAAGTTGAACGAGGCCTCAGCGGACAGTGCCCAGCCTTCCGGGGTTGTCCAGCAGAAACGGGCGCTGGCGTGCTGACCGTCCTCGCTCACCTCGAACTCGGGCAGGCCGCCGAACGCCTCCGGAATGCCGGCGGCCTTCAGGTGCTGCCCCACCACGCTCTTGAGGTTCTTGTTTTTGCCGTAGAACGCGACGTCCGGCAGGTCGCGTCCGTTGGGGAGGGCGGAGGTCATGGCCGCCTCTGGACGAACCGCGCCTGGAATTCATACACTTCGCGGGCGTAGCACTGCCCCCACGGCTGGTTTTCCTCATCCACTTCGCGGTAGACCACCACCCAGTCCCCTTCCTGAATGGGCCGCCCGGACGCCTGCACCTCGGCGCGGTGGAGTTCGACGTAGTGATGCCCGCCCTGGAGGTGCCGCCAGCAGCGGGCGCGGGCCCGGCGCTGTTGGGCGCCCAGGCCCAGCCGGTAGCCCACCAGGGCCGCCCCCAGGGCCAGCAGCAGTGCCCCGCTCATGCCCGCCGCCCGCCGTGCCGGTGGCCGCGCCCGCTGTTCTTCACCAGGATGTCGTACAGGATGTTCTGCGTGTGCCCGCCCTGGCTGCGAATGAAGTACTCGGCTTCCTGCGCGAGGTTCAGCAGGTCATACATGATGACCAGGCGGGCCACCTGTTCGTCCTCCACCTTGCGGTAGTTTTCGAGCGCGGCGGCCGTCATGCCGTGCAGGTACAGCAGGTGCTGTTCGCGCGTGTAGTCCGTGTACATGATCGCCAGAACATTGGCCGTGTCCGCCACTTCCGGCGTGCCCTGCTGCACGAGCTGTTGCAGGTCGAGGGCGCGGACGATCACGTCGCCCAGTTCGCGCTGGAAGGCCTCCAGTCGGTGGAGGTCATTGAACGCCTCCACAATTTCGCTGTGGATCAGGGCCAGGTATCTGGGGACATCGCCGAACTGAAAGTCCAGACCCCAGCCGTTGGCAGCGTTGATGCGGCGGATGAGGGGGCCGAGAGCGAGGGGGGGCAGCGTGCCCACACCCCTCGCTATTTCGCTGGCGGTGGGCATGGGGGGCGAAGGCTCGTTCATGGGTTCTCCTGCAAAAGGGCTTCAATGCGCCGGCGCAGTTCCCGGCCTTCTGCGGCCAGGGCGTCGGCGCTTTCGGCGTCGCGGATGATGAGGGGTTGGAGGGCATGTGAGCGCAGCAGGGCGTGGTACTTCACCTGATCGGGGCTGAGTTTCCCGCTGCGGGTCTTCAGTTCGACGAGGGCCACCAGGGCAAAGCGCGTGCCCCGCACAGGCAGGAAGGCCAGGCCGTCCGGAAACCCCACGGGCAGGCGGTGCCCGGACTTGCCAGCCTCGGTTTTCACACTCAGATACCCGCGCCGGGCGAAGACCTCGCGCACCTGCTGTTCGATCTGCGCTTCAGAGACCGTGCGGGTCGGCCTGCGGGGCATCCGTGAATCCCTTGTGCGTGATCTTGACCTTGCGGCCGTCCGGGTGATGCCAGACGACGCCCTCCCAGTCGGGATGCTGGCGCAGATAGCCGCGCAGGCCGTCAAAGTCGCGCGGCACGCCGCCTAAAGGGTGGGCGCCGTGACGGATCAGCAGGTGCCGTCCCCCGTGCAGGTCGGCGTCCGCGCCCCCCTGCACCTTCGGGCCGATCAGCTCGTAGGTGCCGTCCGGCAACCCCGCCTGCTGCGCCCAGGCCTCCCGGTGGTATCTGGCGGCGGCGTCCACCGCCGTGACAGGAAGCCAGCCGGGCCAGTGTCCGGTGACGGGGTCCGGGTCGGGCTGAGCGGGCCGGAAACCGGCGGGGGGCGTGCGCCCGAGTTTGGCGTCGTAGCGGCGGTAGAGGTCACCGCCCTCGACCAGGCAGCAGGTGCCGTTGTACTTGCGGGTGGGGGTGCCTTCGCCGCGGAGCACCCACTCGCTGCCGGGAACCACCTCGCGCAGCAGCTCGCGGCGGCCGCCGTAATCGCGCTTGAACAGGCTGGGGGTCTTTTTCATGTCAGTCCTCGAGTTCTTCCGCCACGCGGCGGGCCACCTCGTCGCCGTGGGTGGCACGAAGGGATTCGATGTACGGCGACTCCACCTGCTGCCGCCAGAGTTGTTGCAGCCGCCCTTCGGCCAGGCCGGTCAGGACGTGCCCATGCCGAGCGCCCTGCTGGACGTAGCGGCACCACCCGGCGCTGATCAGGGCTTGCCAGGCGGCGGCGGCGGCCGGGGTGGGCCGCTCGGGCGTGCCCAGACGGGTCATCGCCGGATACCGTTTCTGCACCTTGCGGATCGCTTCAGCGCGGGTGGTGGGCGAGGAGAGGTTCAGGACGCGCAGCAGGTGGTGTTCGAGGCTGAGAGCCAACGGATTGACGGCGAGAGGGGGGATGGGGTTGGACATGCGACCTCGGGAGGGTGGGGGCGGCTCAGGACTGGGTAGGCGGCTCGATGACGTACGTCACGTTCCCTTCCGGCCGCTGGGTGCTGATCCACTGCTCGTCGTCGCCCGCCTCGGTGAACACGTACAGCAGGCCGCGCTGGGCCATGCCTTCGACCACGCCGCTCAGGCGCTCAGGGGTGAAGGCGGCGCCGCGCCCTGTGAGCCCCTCGCGGACAGAAGCAATGTTCACGCCGCCCACGTCGGTGGCGGCAATGACGCTGGCAATGAGCTGTTCGAGCTCCAGGTACTGGGGGTGAACGTAGCGAAGCTTCCCGTCGGCGATGACGATTTTCACCACGTCGCCCTGCGAGACGGCCTTCGCCAGCGGTTTGTGCAGGCTGCCCACCGGCATGCCCACGGCGCTCACGAGTTCCCCGTGGGCGTAAGCGTGGTCATGCCACATGGCCATATCGACCCACTGCTGGAACTGCTCGGCGCGGCTGCCCGGCTCTGGCGGCCCGGATTCGGCGGGGAACACTGGAGGGCCGGCTTCCTGCTCCCCCGCAGGGGCGCTGTCCCCTGCCGGAACCTGAGCGGCAGCCTCCAGCACGGGGGGCGCCGGGGACACGCTCAGGAACTGCACCAGGCGCTCTTTTTGCACCGCGCAGGCTTCGGCGGCCGCCAGGCGATCCGTCAGGTGTCTCAGGGACTCGCGGAGGTTGGGGAGCGACGCCACTTCGACGTCGATGCGCGCCAGGTAGCTGCACAGGGACTCGCCCTCTTGCATCAGGGCACTTTGCTGGTGGGGGATGGGGTCAGTCTGGGTCATGGGGAATCCTCCAGAGAAAAACCCGCGCCAGCGTCAGGGCTGGGGCGGAGTACGGGGCGGTGATGGGTTGTGGGTGAGTGACCTGGTGTGAGGCGCTCAGGGCGCGGGCAGGCCTGGCAGGTGGGCGTCACGTGTCCCCCTCAAAGAGGCCCACCTGCCCGCCCAGATTGGCCTGGCGGCGCTTGAGGGCATTTCGGGCCTCACGGGCATTCCGGGTTTCTTTCCGGCTGTACAGGGAGCAGGTCTGGTACCCGCCGCCTGGGCAGCGGAACCTGTAGAGGGCGACCGGGTCGCCCGTGGGCACCAGGCCTGCATTTTTCAGGTCGGTTCTGGTGGCCAGGTGCGGCGGTCTATGCGTCAGCACGGGCAGGGGCATGCGCCTCCTTAGGGGTCACACACCCCGCACGAGTTCGGCCAGTTTGTTTTTCCACACGGGGCGGGCACCGTCGACGGGCGGCAGCTGGTGCACCCGGGCGGGCTTGCAGACCGTCAGGCAGTTGTCCTGCTGTCCGGGTTCAGCCACAGCCGCGAAGAGGAACAGGTTGCAGCGTTTGGCCAGGGCTTCGAGGGGCACCAGGAACGCGGCGCTGAATTCGGCGGCCGGGGTGCCCACATCCAGGGTGTCGAGCGGGACGGCGCTGGTGGGGTGCGCCGACGCCATCAGGAGGATGTACACGTCGACCGGCAGGTGATCCCGCAGGTCTTCAAGGGCCTGGCGGGGAACCAGGACGTACTCCACGGTCACATCACCTCCAGCACGTGGCGGTGCAGCCAGGGGGCACTCAGCAGGCCGAGGTACTTTGCGGCCTCCGGCACGTCCTGACCGGGCGTCACGAGGATGAACGTGCGCGGGACGGAACTGCGGCGCTCCTGGCGGTCACTGCGGACGACCAGGATGGGGGTCTGAGCGCCGTTTTTGTGCTGCACGGTGATGTTCACGACGCGGGCGCCGGAAGGCAGGCGCAGTTGGGTGGGCTCGTCGAGGTTCAGGGGGTGTTCAGTCAGGATGTGGGGCATACGTGTACGTGTCCTTTCAGGGTGGGGGGGCTTGGGTGGAGGGAATGAGCGCACGGGCTTCAACGGGGAACCGGAAACCGGCGACGGGCCGCAGGCTGCGCGCGGGGCTTCGGGGCCTCCAGGGCGGCGTCAGGCGTCGGTGAGGGGTTCGGGGGAGGCCGCGCCGGGCGGGATGATCCAGTAGGGGCCGCGCACGGTGGTGACGTGCGCAGCGGCCGCCTCCAGGGCCAGCAGCAGGCGCTGCCGGGGGGGCAGATCCAGCAGGTGGGTGGCGTGCAGGGCGCCGTAGGCGTGGTATTCACCGCTGCCTACCGCGGCGTAGGGTTCGGTGGACTCCAGGACGCTGTAGTTGCGCTGCACTTCGAACAGGCGGCCCTCGGTGGCGATCAGGAAGTTCCCGCCGCCTTCGGTGCCGCTTTCGCAGGTCGCGTACCCGCCGTTTTTCAGGCACGTGCGCAGGGTGTCGACGAAGGCGGTGATCAGCCAGGACACGACCTCCTGACCCACGGCCCTGGACGGCAGGGCGAGGTTGTGCTCCAGCAGCTGGCCGAGACGGAACGAATCGGTGTACCCCATGATGAGGTCGCCCTTCCTGAACAGCTTGGGCTGTTTCACGATCATCTTCGTGAAGCCGTCGCTGCCGATGCTGTCGCAGGCCATCCACACCTGGCCTTCGTGCAGGGTGCCGACGATCAGGGTCATGCGTGCTCCAGCGGCCAGATCCGGCGCAGTGGCCGGCCAGGCCCAGCGGCGACCTCTACACGGTCAGCGCACACGTGCGTGGTGCTCTTGCAGGGCAGATCGGCCATGCCGGCCAGGTGCGTGGCCCACCAGAAGGCGGCGGCCTGCGCGGACGTTGTGGGTGTGGTGAACAAGGGGGGTCTCCTGGGTGTGAAAAACCCTGCCGGTGAGCGGCAGGGGCGGGTGGGCGGTGGATTGTGAACGGGTTCAGAGGTCAGGGGCGGGTCAGTCCGCGGCGTTGGCATTTTCCTTTCGGGCGCGGCTGACGCCGTGACACACGCTTTCCCGCGAGACGTCGAGGATGGCGGCCATGGTGACGCGGTTGAGACCCAGGTGCCGAGGGTGTCCTCAAGCATGTCCAGGCGGTCGTCGGTGCGCCCGCTGCGCAGAAGCTGGGCCCGCAGGCTGCTGAGCGCGAACTCGATTTCCCGCGGGGACTGCGGGTGGTGCGAGAGGCGGGTGCCGGGCGTGATGAGCACCTCCGAGGGCCGCAGCGCCCCGAAGAGTTCCGGGGGGAGCAGCCCGGTACCGGGCCAGCATCCACCGGCGCAGATCGTGAAGGTTCGCCCCAGGCCCATGACCACGGCAATGCCTTCCAGAACGATGAACCCCTCTCCAGGGGACGGGCCATAGGTCACCGCGCTCCCTGGGTGGGTCATGGGGTGGCCTCCAGAGGGAGTGGGGGAACCGCGCGCGACCGCCGGGCACGCCAGCGCCGCCAGCGTTCCGGCGTGGGCGCGTGCACGGGCCGCGCCTGTTCGGCCAGCAGCAGGCGCGGCCCGACCTGGATCACGCGTCCGGTCACCTGCACCTGGAAAGTGGCCGGATCGAGGTCGCGCAGAATGCCCGTGGTGGCCTGCATGCTGACGATGAAGGGCTCGATATCACTCTGACCGGGGGCGACTTTGACCTGCAGGGTGCCGCTGCCGCGACTGACCCGCAAAGCTGCCCGGTCACGATGAAGCTCAGGCCGTTGGGCTCATGGGGCCGCGCGGGGCGAACACTTTTGGCGTGGGCATCCAGACGTTTGAGGGTGCCGTCGGCGCGGGTGCGCGGGTAGGCGCTCAGGGTGACGCGCATCTCGGCCTCCAGGCGCTTGCCGGTGCGAATGAGCAGGCCGCCGATTAGCAGGCCGCCCTCGGTGGGGGTGGCCCAGCCGGTGATGCGCAGCCGGGCCTCGTGGGGCAGGGCCGTCATCAGTCCACCCGCCGGTAGTCTTTGGTGAGTTGATAGGCCAGCACCTGCTCACCGTTGTGGAATTCGACCTTCCCGCTCTTGATGCCCACGACCGTCACGACCTTGTCCTGCTGGCGACGATGCTCCCAGCGGCTTCCTGCCTCGATGCTGACCGGGGAGGGTGGCGGGAGAGTTTCCACCTGGGCAGCCTTCCCGGACGGCTCGTTTTTGACGTCGTAGGCCGCCCCACGCACGTCCCGCGCCGGTTCCTTCTCGCCTTTCAGGAGGGCCGGGGTGAGGGATTCGCCGATCAACCGGTGCAGGGCGTGGATGCCGGCGCGGGCGAATCCGCCCTCCACCTTCGGGGCGTCGGTCTTGGCCGCGCTGGTGGCGGCTTTGAGTTCCTGGTCGGTCAGGCGGGTCAGCAGGGCGCGCGGGATGCCGGAACGGGTCGCGGCCTCCAGTTCGACCTGAAGCTGTGGCAGGCGGGACTTGTGCGAGCAGTGCAGCAGGGCGCGCAGCTGCGGGATGCCCGACGGGTCACGCGGGGCGCGGGCTTCGAGTTCCCCGCGGGGAATGACCGGCAGGGCCAGGATCGCCCACGCCGGGGCCGCCGCGCCGCCCGCCGCGCCCGGAACATTTTCAGGGTCAGTGGGCGGTGGTGTCTCTGCCGCCTGGGAACTGGGCTGAACCTGGTCAGGCTGGTGAGGGGCCTCCGGCGTGGGGTTGGGGTTCTGGGGTTCGGCGTCAGCCGGAAAATCATCATCATCGGGAAGCCAGTCGGTTCCGGCATCCACAGGAACTGATGATGATGAGGTCTTTGAAGAAGTCTCTTGAGTAATCTCTGTATTTGTCTCCGGTTTATTCCGGATACGTCTCCCGGATGTTCGGGATAGGTATCCGGAATGTTCGGGATAGGTATCCGGTTTATTCGGGATACCCTCCCCCTTCTGCTTTTTCAGGTTTGGCCTGGGCGGCTCGGCCACCCAGTACCAGCCACCGGATTGAGGTTCGTCGATTTTGAGAAGCGTTTTTACGGCTTCCACCCGGGGTTCGACAAACATGACGTTGGAAATCTTTTTGCCGTCTGCGGCCCGGATGGTTCGGAATTCCCGGCGCGTCAGACCCCGATCCACGTTCAGCTTCACCGCGTCCGTGGCCTGCTGCTTGGTGACGCCGAACAACTCGGCGTAATAGTCATACGACCGCTGGAGCATGTCCTCCCGGAACTTCCGGGTGACATGGGTCACCTTGCCTGTTCGCTCATCCCGGTGGAGGGTCGGGCGATACCAGTAGAGGTCGTCGGCGTAAATCAGGATGGCCAGGTGCTGCGTAACGCCCCGGTCGCTTTTGAATTCGCGGCGCGTGTAGAACGTGTGGGGAATGATGTTCCCTTCGAGGTGCAACTCACCGATGGCTTCCACGGTGGGTGTAGGCGCTAAATCACGGCTCACTTTGTCTCCTACGCGCATCCCCTCCGGCCTTTCTTGACCGGATCACCCTATGGCGCGTAACATAGGGCTAGGGCAGATGCCCGGACGTTCCCCAACGTCCTGACAAACGAATAACTTTTGCGATTTGAACTCCTCTGCGATTCATGGCCTGGCAGCCACGCGGGGGAGTTCCCCTTTGGTCAAATGCTCGGTTGACCTCCGGGTTAGCTCACAGCATATCGCTTTCGCGGGGGAAATGTGAGGCTTATGGGGATCGCGGCAGGTGTTCGGGGTGGCGCTCACGGTACGCCGCATACTCAGCAGGGAATTTGCCCCGCACCCACGTCAGCCAATCCTCCAGCTGGCAGGATCGGAAGTTGGTCACCACGTGCTCGCGGCCCGCCGGGGGATCGTGCAGGCTCATGGCCGCCTGATGCCAGGGGCCAGGACTGAGCAGCAGGGCGCGGATGGCATCGCCACGGGCCTCGTCGCTGGGGTTGTCCGGCCCGGGGTCGGCTGCGGCGTCCTCGTGGGGGTCGATTTCGGGCGGCAGGCCGCTGGGGCGGATCAGCAGGTAGCGGGTCTGCCCCACGTCGCTCCACTCGGTGGTGAAGTGCGTCCAGCCAGCGTCCCGGGCGACGGTGGCCGCCTCGTGCATGTCCGACTGGGCATCCTTGCGGGCCAGGGCGATCACCTCACCGAAACGCACGCTGCAGGTCACGATCAGGCCACTGCTGAGCGTTTTGGTGGCCGGCCGCGCCGTGCGCCGCGTCTCACTGAACAGTGTGGCCAGGGTGGCCGCGAGCTGGGTGACGTCCGGGGTGTTCATACGGGCATCGGGAGCAGCCCGTCCGCGGGGTAGGTGCGGCCCCCGAAGTACTTGTTCAGCAGGGGACTGAAGTCGCGGGCCACCATCTGGACGTCGCGCACGCAGTCCTGATCGCCCAGGCTGGCGTGCTGGTCGAGGGTGTTGACGGTGGCGTACTGCATCATGGTGTGCACGGCCAGTTCCTGCTCGTCGAAGTTGTCTTTCGTGGTGGGCTTGCCGCGCATGGCCTGCAACTGCCGGGCGGTCATGCCGGTGACGGCGACATTCAGGGTGTCGTGAACGTAGCTGTACCCGCGTTTGCTCGCGCCGTGGCGGGCCAGGGCGCTGTTGAGGATGATGCTGCTGTGCTTGTGGTGTGCCCGGCGGATCACCCAGCGGGTGGCTTCCGGGTCGGTCTGCGCCTCGATGATCTCGCCCGCGAGGGTGATGTCGCCCGCGAGGTAGCGGTCACCAAGTTGAGCCAGCCACGTCCGGAAGGCCCCCAGGACTTCACGCCCCGGCTTGTTCAGGTAACGCGACTGCACCGCCATCAGCACCTGCATCAGGCCGGGGCGATCCAGAAACGGTGTGGGCTGTCCACGGCCCACCTGAATTCGTGTAGCCAGCTGCACGAGTTCGGGGTTGTCTTTTCCCAGGCGCTTCCAGACGTGCCGGGGGTTCTTGACGCCGAGGGCGCCCAGGGCGTCGAACACGCTGACCTTGCCCTCGGCGCTGCGGACTTCGTTGCCTTCAAACTTGAGGGGCGTGATCTCCATGGTTTCCTCCGCTTATGGGGTTAGGTGCAGCCAGTCGCGCAGCGCCTCCCGGGAATCGGCGCTCAGCGCCCTGGTCTCGAAGACCTTCACGCTGTCCGGGCGGGCAGGGTCAAGCACGAAGACCACGGTGCTCAGTTCCAGGTACTCGGCGTCACGGATCAGCTGCGCGGCGTCCTCGTAGAGTTCCTGGCGTTCGGCGCGGGTCAAGCGCGCACCGCCTGGGGCCGCAGCGTGGGCGGGTGCAGGGCCTGCCACTCCGGAGGCAACCCGTCCCGCAGGAAGCGGTTGGCGTCCTCCAGTTCGTCGGCCGTGACCGCCAGCGGGGTGCGGACGACGCTGAGCAGCTCCGGGCTCTGGGCGGCGTGGCAGGTCAGGAGCAGCGCGGCGTGCAGCTGGGCCACCTCCAGCGGAGTGACCTCCAGGCGTCCGGTCTGCTGCGCCCCACGCAGTTTGTCCAGCAGGCCCGCCAGATCGCTGGTGCTGAGCCCAGGAGCCGGGGCAAGCTGCTGAAGCTCCAGGGCGCAGCCCGCGGCGGTGGTGAGCGTGCCGAGCATGTCCCGTGGGGAGGTCATGCCTGTATTCCGCCGCGTCTCAGGCGTTCGCGGACGTCCGCCAGGGCGTCCTCGATGCGGCTTAGCGTGAGGTGTTCGCCGAGATTCTTGTCGCACTCAACGACGCGCAGCAGGTTGCTGGCCAGGCTCTGGAGGATGACCTGCAGCTCATGGCGACCGGGCGGGCTGGCGTCCAGGTCATCCAGAACCGCCTGGTAAGGCACCCAGGGTGCCGGGCCGGCAAAGGCTTGGCTTTCGCGCAGGCTGTGGCGAATCGTCAGGTCAAAGGGCGTGGGCGAAGCCGCCTGGGACTTCGCCGTGAGGGACACAGGCATAACGACCTCCTTGTGAAGTTTTGAACTTGCTGAAGGGCTGAGGCTGATGGGAAATACCCTGGATTCAGGAAACCTTACATAATCAGCATTGCGTGGGGTGTCTCCATGGACAGGTTCCGAATCGGGACACCCCGGCTGTTACACTCCCGGCATGGGCCTGGAGTTGATGGCGTACAACCTGGACCTTCAGCACCGGGCGGATCGCCTGGCGGCATTGGAGCCAGAGCAGCTGCGCAGCATGGGCGTGCGGGCCGCCCGTGACCGTGACCCGGTCGAACTCTGGGCCTTGCTGGAGGCTTACTTGGTGCTGCACGGTGGTCGCGGTGCCAGGGTCAGTTCACACACGCTCCTGGCGTACCGCATTGGCCTGAACACCTTCCTGGACTGGGCCGGGCCGGCTGGCGTCAGCCTCTTGAGACCCGGCAAGAACATGGGGTTCCGCTACGTCCGGCACCTCGAAGCCAGGAACCTCAAACCCGCCACGGTGAAAAATCGCCTGTCTGCTGGCAAGTCGCTGTACGCCGCCCTGCGCTGGGCACAGGTGACCGACAGCGCCCCGTTCACAGATGTGAAGGCCGCCCATGACCCGGTGCCCCGCTGGGAGAAACGCAAGCCGTACACGCCCGAGGACATTGCCCTGCTGCTCGCCCACGCTGACCCCCAGGAGGCGGTGATGGTGATTCTTGGGGCCCACGCGGGTCTCAGGAACACGGAGATGACCACGCTGCTCAGAAAAGACCTTCACGTGGACGCCCCGGAACCGTACCTGATCGTGACCGGCAAGCGCCAGAAACGCCAGGAGGTGGCCCTGTCCCGGACGGCCACTCAGATTCTCCGGAACTGGCTGGCAGCCACCCCCGGGTACGGCCCTCACCTGCTGACGGTTCGCACCCGCTGGAGCGTGAGCGAACACCTCAAGCAGGTCTGTCAGCGGGCCGGCGTGCGCTACCAGGGACGCGAGGTGCATGGCCTGCGCCACCACGCCGGAACGCAGATCTACGCACAGGAGGGCGACCTGCTGGCCGTGCGCGACCAGCTCCGGCACGCCAGCGTGGACAGCAGCGAGATCTATGTGAACTACGCCCGCGCCGGCAAGAAGAAAGCCATCAGCGACTGGTGATCAGCCAGAGGGAACGAGCTTGATGGCGATCTCGTCGTCCTCCGGTGCGGCCGGCCACGCCAGGCTCAGCTGGGCGGTTTTGGCGTGCGGGCTGTGCTGGTTTGTCCTGACCTGAAAGCCCAGGTCGCGCAGACGGCGTCCCAGGGCAATGCGGGTGCGGGCAGTGATCTTCAGGTTGGTGAGACTCGTTTCGCCGTCGTCAGCGGCGCGGCCCACATGGGCGAGCACCTCGGCCAGCTCCTGCTCGATGGCCTCGTGGCGCAGCACCTCATAGGCGCGGGCGGCGGCCTCAGCGGCGTTTTTTACTGGGGTCGACATGGGTTCTCCTGGCGGGGTTGTGGGGGATCGGAGGCCATCATTCACCACTGGGCGCGGCGTTTCTTCTGGCCTTTGCGGTCTGCCTTTTCTCGTGGCCCAGGCTCCCCCAGGGACGGGGCAGGCGGCGCTCGCCGCAGGCGGGGTTGCGGGAGGGGCGTGGGCTCGGCCGTGACCAGCACGACGTGGGCCTGGCCGTCCTGATAGCAGGCCAGCAGCCCAGTCACCCCGGAGAGCAGGCGCCCGGGCTTCACCTCGTGGGACTTCAGCTTCCGGATCGGCCGCAGGTGGCCGCCGGGTTCCAGGCGCACCAGCCAGACGGCTGGAATGACTTCGGCCAGGTCGTGAAGCACCTGCACGCCCTCACGGGCGGACTGAAGCGCTTCACGACCGGCGTAGGCGGTGATCACCACCGGGCGGCCGTCCAGGGCCTGGGGAAGGGTCAGGGGTTGAAGCATCGGGAAGCGGCCTCCAGCACCGCCAGAAGAAGGAAGGGGGAATGCGGTGGTCTGGGCGCCGGGTGGCGCCGGGAGCGGGAATCGAACCCGCACGTGACAGGCCCGGTGGGGGCCTGCCGTTCTGCCTGTCGAACTCTCCCGGCCTCATTCCGGGCGGCACCGAAAAGCCTTCTGCCGCCCGGGGGCGTGACCTAACGCATGGGGTGTCCTCCGTGCCTGGATTGCGGACTGGCCGCTGTGGCGCGGGCCGGCCGGAGGGTGCCCCGGCAACCGGCCCGTCGTGGAAGGCCGCGCCGCAGTCGGGGGTGGTCAGTCGAATGCCCCTGACCGGGCGGGGATGGGTGGCCCCTTCACGAAGGGCCTGGAGTGCGCCTCACAGTCACGGGGCAGGGCGTGAAGTTCCCGATCCGTCCAGTGCGGGGGTCAGGCCCACGGGCCGCCGTCCGCACCTGCTACGCGCTTCCCCGCCGTCCGCACCTGCTACGCGCTTCCCCGCCGTCGCGGGTGGCCCCCACGGTCACGCCGCTGGGGGCAGGGTCAGCCGGACACAGAGAGTCTCAAATCCACGTCTGGAGTGTCCTGGGCGTTCCAGTCAGGGCCTCCCCTGCTGGCGTCGGTGGTAAAGATGACCTCGGGTGGACTCGAACCACCGCACCACGCGGCCTGCCGGGGGACAGCGCGTTCCTGCACCACCAGGGGGCGAGGTCAGGAAAACGCCCCGTGAAGGGCGCTGCCTTGCCAGGGCTTGTGGCTCAGGTCAGAACGCGAACTTGTTCTGCGGGCGCAGGTATTCCATCAGGTGCGGGCGCTGGTCGAGCTGGATCACGGTGGCCCGCGAACTGACTGAGGGCGGTTCGGGCATGCGCCCCAGCCGCAGATCCGAGCGGATTTCAGGCGGGACGGTGAGCTTGAAGGGCACCAGGTCGGAGGCCCAGGCCCAGGCGGAGGTGACCATGCCAGCGCACCACCCGCCCACGGCGGAGGCCGCCAACGCCGCGCCAGACGAGAACAAAACGCTGAGGGTCAACCAACGACTCTTTCTCAAATGAACCACACTCCTTGTCGGCCCGCACCAGAATCGAACTGGTGATTGCACCTTTTGCCGGGCCATGGGGCCCTGGCACGGGGCCAGGGCAGTGATCGGGGAACAGTCTGTGGACATCCGTGGGGGGATCAGGGCCCACGGGCACGCAATACTCATGGGGTCGAACTCAGAAGGGGCCTATGAGGCGACTCGGCCACTTCCTTTTGCCGCACGTTGCTGCTCTTGGCCTGCGGCGTCCTCACTGTCTGGGTGTTCGGGCGGGCCAGAGAGTGCCCCCGCCTCCCCCGCTGTCACGCGCCAGGGGGATCGGGGCGCGTCCGCACGGGCCAGCCCCGGTGTTGCCTGGGGAACTGGGAGTTGCGGAGCCACACAGCGAACGGCCTCATTCAGCCGTTCAGTACGTGGGAATCATCTTCGGTTGTCATGCGGCTCAGCCCGGAGGGCATGTGGAACGGTGGAACCACGTCGTGTGCTCGGGGTCGCGGTTATCCCGGGGGGAGGGCGAAGAGGGGGAGCCGGCCAGGGCCTACCCTGGCGGCGCAGGCGGGGTCATTCGGCATCCTCCAGGTACGCCACGGCGGCCCTGGCCACGGCCAGTACCTCGCTGTCAGCGGCGGCCATGACGAGGTCGTGGGCGTTCCCAATCGGCCAGAATCCCGCGCGGAAGGCTTGTCCCCCCTCGCTGGCAAAGCTGTGGTCGGCGCCCTGGTGGCGCAGGGCCATCCAGACCGCGTCCACCAGAAGCAGTGGATTGACGAACCAGTGGAACCGCCCGGCGTCGAGCAGGGCCACCTTGCGCCAGGTGCCGGGGCGACCGGGCAGGCGCTCGAAACTGCGTGAGTCGGTCATAAAGCAGGCGCCGGCGTGAACGGCCAGCACCTCGGGCAGGAGTTCGCTGAGACGCATCAGGGCGGTGGTGGCGTCCAGCTCGGGCGCGGTCATGCGGGCCTCCCCAGCAGGGGCGAGAGGGGCGTGCGCGGATCGGTCAGCACCAGGCCCAGCAGCTCGGCGGCCCGGTCGCATTCCTGCCGCACGTGCGGGGCGCGGGTGAGGGCCAGCGTGGGCACCAGGGTGTCCTGGCAGGGATAGGTCAGGCCTTCAGCCATCAGGGCGCGGGCCACTCTGGCCACGTCGTAGAACGCCATCCCCATGCCGTCCGCGAGTTCCTTCACGGCCATGGGCGTGGCGTGCACGAACAGGGTCGTCAGCAGCCGGGCGCGGATATGGGCCTGGCGGCCCTCGTGTCCCAGCGCCTTCAACGCGCCGAACACGCAACCGGGGGCGTGATCGTCCTCGTGGTCGCAGATGGGGCAAGAGTCGCTCACTCCTGTTCCTCCCCGCCCAGCGCGGTCTTGACGGCCCGCCAGGTGTCGGGGTGCGGCTCGGTCAGGCCCAGCACGGCGAACAGCGGGGTCTCGCCGGTGGTGTCGTCCTCACCCTCGCGCCAGGCGCTCAGCAGCACCTGACCGCCGCTTTCCCGCGAGCACACCAGGGCCGCCTGGCCGGCCTCCGCGAAGTGCAGGAGCTGGGAGACGTGCTGGCGTTCGGCGGCGCTCAGCGGCGTGTCGTAGGCGATCTTCTGGGCCAGCTCGCGCACATTGAAGGCCGTCATGACGTCACCTCAGTTGGGTTCGGGGCAAGAAACGGCCCGCCGCAGCGTGCGCCCTGGCGGGAGAATGGGGAGGTCACGATTCCTCGTCTTTGAGCAAGTGCTCCATCGTCACGTTGTAGTGACGGGCCAGACGATGAATGGGGGTGCAGCGTGGATCAGCGATGGTCTTCTTTTCGTAACCGGAGAGTGTGCGTCGGTCAATTTTGGTGCGCTTGGCCAGCTCCACCAGCGTCAGACCATTCGCCTGACGGAGTTCCCGGAGCACCGCCCCATTCACAGTCACCATGCCACGAGTATGCCTTTTTGTACATCAATGGTCAATAGATGTACATTCACAGCCAAAGGTGTTCATTGTCAATCAAGGTGGCGTAACAGATTTGACGAAGGGGAAACAAACGGTAACAATGCGTGTACATCTGACGTACATCTGTGCGGGTAACGAGGAGTTCATGCCGAAACGAAAGAGCACCGAAGCGCCGGACAATGTGACGACCGCCGAGAATCGCGGCCAGATGCTCCGGCACTTGATCTCTCGCACGGGCAAGAATCTGACCGTGTTCCAGCAAGAAGCGCAGCTGCCTCGAAGCACCCTGAACGCCCTCCTGGATGGCACGAATGATGTCATCAAGGCAGAAAAAAGGACAGCCCAGGCCATTCAACTGGCGCTCGGCATGTACGACGACGATGTGATCGAAGCGCTTGGGCTCCCGCCTGAAGTTCAGCGCAACTGGTACACGGCGCGTCCCGCGCCATTCGGCCATGGCGACTACGTCCTGGATGAGCACCGCCACTTGATCCGCCTGGATCGCCCCTTAATGGGCGACGTGGTGCTGCCGGCAGAAACCCTGGTGACCATCGACACGACCACGCGCGATTACGGCATTCAGCTGGTCAAACTGGTGTCCGGGGAGTTTTTCGCCATGAAAAGTGGCCCGGCAGCGTCAGCTGCCGGGCGCGTCATCGGTCGCTTGTTGTCCGCGGACTTCGGCGCTGTGCTACCAGTTGACGTGCCGCTGCAAGAGCATGCACAGAACTGAAAGTCGCACTGTAAACAGAACCATCCAGCTCGGGGTGAAATTTGCCGCCACTGGAGGCCAGGGCCAGCCGTTCCTGCTCGTTGATGAGGGTTTCAAGTCTGTGAGGGGTTGAGTTCATTGGAACCTCGGTCAGCGCATCCTAAACAAAATGCCGCTGTGAGGCGTCACAACTGCGTAACATTAAGGCTAGAGGTAACAGCCCAGGCACGGATCAGCGGCGGCCTTCTGAGACGGCGGGAGTTGGATAGCGGCAGAAACCGTTAGCATAGCCATCAAACTCATCAGCAATCTTTTCATGCAGCCATCATACTGTCCTTGTACGTTCAGCCCGAATTTTCGAGCATCTGGCGTACATCCCGCGTCAGGAGCTGTGTGGCCCGCGCCCTGGCTTGCTGCCACAGTGCGGCATTTCCAGCATCGCCCGCCTGCGCGAAGCACTGTTCAAGCTGCCTGGCCCGGGCGATTACACGCCCCATATTCAACGGACTAAGAACGCCGATCTCTTGCAGCCGGTTGGCGTAGCGACGCTTCTCCTCGCGGGCGGGCGCCAACTGAACAATCCCGGCCCCCTCCAGCGTCAGGAGGCGCCCGATCCGGCCGGGAAGGCGATGGCGCTGCCCCCGATCGAGCACTTCTCCTCCGGTCAGCAGCGGCACGAAATTCATGCCGAAGTGGAGTTCTTTGGGCAGATCGGACAAGCTGATCAGCACCAGCGTTTCTCGAAGGAAGCGACTGGCATCCTGTAGCACCGACCGGGTTTCCCGCAGTCGGAGCGGGGCGGAAACAAGGCTGCTGATCAGAGCGGACGGATCAGGGTGTGCGTGGCCTTCAGTCAAGGCGTGCAGCCAGAACAGATCGAACATGAGCGACTGGTCGCCGCGAGGTGGACGCTGCTGACCCATCACGTGCGCCGCCTCGCCTACACCGCCCGGTGTCCCCAGCAGGTGAAGGGCCTCCCGCTGGCGCGCATATTCACTTTGCGGCTCACCTTTAATGCGGCGTAGCGCAGGCCATGCATCTCTGCACGGCTCCACGATGGCCCTGGCCAGCAGGTCGTAATCCGCCGAGTCCCCCAGTGGCCCGAGGCCCTGGATCGGAAGGTTCAGCAGCGCGTGTAGGAAGCGGCGCAGTGATCGGTCGCGTTCACCGTCAATGGTCGGTAGGCCCAGCACGCGCAGCGCGCCAGGGTAGTCCCCCAGGGCCATCAGCGATTCCGCCCAGGTGCGCCGCCCCCAGGCCAAGCGACGCGCGCTCATGGGGGCGGTCATCAGGCGCTGCAGTTCCTCTGGGCGGGGTTTGCCCTGAAGCATGAGCATGCGTTCCTTCTCGATCTCCAGCATGCTCACACGGTTGTGGAGACCTACGGCTCGCCCCAGCGCCGCCGCCACAGCGAGGTGGCAAAGGGCCGACTCATAGTTCCCGAGCTGGGTTTCCATCACGGCGTGGGCCGAACTGGCATAGCAGGCGTCCTCTAGTTCCAGCGGCGAGTGGCCTGTGGGACTGGTGTCCTCCAGGGCTACCTGCAGGTAATCCCCCATCTGGGCGTGAAGCATCATGCGCACGCCGCGTGCAGGCGGTGTGGGAACCACCTCCAGTAACTTCGCCGCCTGCGTCATGCGCGCCATTTCCCCCGTCGCCAGCGCCACCTGGGCGAAGCGGGTCTGCTCCAATGCCGTCTCGCGGGGGAAGGTGCGGATCAGTTCGCCGGGGTTGGCCGATGACAGAAAGGCATCGAAGGCGCAGGGGGCGGCGAGCGAAGGCAGCTTCATGAGGCGACATCCAGTGTAGGGAAGGTCTCTTTCAGGACACTTTCATTCGTCCACGATGTCCATTTATTATCCATATTGCGGACAATGTACATCTGATGTACAATAATGGCAAGCCAAAACGGCCCGGCCCCCGAACCGCACAAAAGCCTTGGAAGCAAGCGGGACAGGGGCCGAAAGGAGCCACAGTGAACATAACACAGCCTGCCCCCCGGTTCCCCCGAATCCCCGCCAGCATGTGCAGCTGCTGCGGCCGCGCGATCACCGAGGGGTATGACGTCCCCCTGATCGGGGTGGTCGGCCCGGTGTGCGTGCGGAAGTACGGCCCGCTTGCCCGTGTGCTCGCGCAGGTGAACGACCTGACCGTGCCGATGACGGCGGACAACGAACTGAACCGCGCCGGGCACATGCTCAGCAGCGCGCTGTACCACCTCGGGTTTTACGAATGCCGCTGGGCGGACAACGGCGACGGCACCAAGACCCTGCACCTGGGCGAGCGTACCCGCACGAAGAAAGCCCTCAGCGAAACGTGGGAGCGGCGCCGCGCCCGCTTCGAGGCCGATCTGCAAATCGCGCAGGGCGGCAATGGCGTCGTGAAGACGGAATGGGTGGCGGCATGACCGCCCTGCAGGCCAGCGTGACCGGCAGCCTCACGGACATCAACGGCACCACCATGAAGATCGAGATGGTGGAGCTGGAAGGTGGCACGGCGCGTTCCGTGCTGCTCACCGTCGAGTCTCGCCACGGCACGGAAGTGGAGGTGCTGCTGGGCGTAGCAGAGGCGCAGGCGATTGGCCTGGATCTGATGGTGTTCGCCCGCGACTGCCAGGAATTCAACGCCGGGAGCCGCGCATGACTGCCCCCGACCTCTCCCCCGCCAGCGTGGCCGCCGTGCAGGCCACGCCGCTGGTGACGGGCACCCGCGTCCTGGTTGTTGGCCCGAACATCTGGGGTCAGTCCGACGACCAGGGCCGCATGGCCGTGGTGACGCAGCTTGATGTGATGGGTGACGTGGGCGTGCAGTTCACCGACGGCTGCGCCCCGCTCGGCAACTGGTACCCCCTGAGCAGCCTGGAGGTGCGGGCATGAGCTGGGTCGATTTCGAGGACTTCGAACGCGCCAAAGAGTGGATCAACGAACCCCCGCCCCACCAGGTCGAAGACGGCTCATGTTGTGACGACGAGCCAGGCGACGAGTACTACGGCTCTCCCTGCCTGCCCAAGTGCGAGATGTGTCGCAGGGCACTGGATGAATGCAACTGCTTCGAGGGCGGTGCGGTGTGACGGCCCTGAGGCTCCTGATCGGCCTGCTGGCCGGGCGCACCATCGTGGTGCTGATGCCCGCGCAGCCCGTGGAAGTGCAGTCCGAGCACTTCCGGATCGATGTGGTCTGGAACCGCGAGACCCGTGAGGCGCGGGTGATCACCAACACCAGCCGGCACGTCGCCGTCCACCTGCACACCGACCTGCTGACCATCCCCGCCCCGCAGGAGACCACCACCGAGTACACCCACGCCCTGGGGCAAGCCCTGCACCAGCCCGGCGGGCAGGCGTGATTCGGCCCGCGCCCCGCGCTTCGCAGGTTCGCGTCCGCGACCGGGCGCGGGACATCAACGAACTCATTCAGGTCATCGCCGAGTGCGGCGCCGACCACCCGGCTCGCCCCCTGTTTCTCGCGCAGCTTCAGGCCGCCCGCACCGAGCGCACGGCCCTGCTCGACAGCCTGGGCCAACCGCAGACCACCCTCACCCCCACCAATATTCCCTTCCCCATCTGGAGGTTTGCATGA